GGCCCCTGCATAGGAACACTTTGACGGTAAGGAAGAATACTATCTTCATGAAGATTAGTTAGTGATATACCAGTAAGTCCGGAACTGTTGAGTCCAGCATTATATCCTGATACGATGCTAGAACTTATCGCAGTAAACGGAGTAATCTGACTACCCTTGTAGAGGTTGCCGTCTTTGGTTGCTCGGAAAGCTACTTCTCTTTTTTCGTTCGGAACATCTTCATCTGTACAATCCGGAAATGCTTCAAATCTGTCAAAAGTTAAATCACGGAATCTTCGCTTCTTGTTGAGGTACTGATTAATGCCGCCATAATAAGGAGGTATCAACTTGGCGGAAATACAGACAACAGAGTTTGCACCCCTTTGAGTGGCTTTCTGATCTGTGGCAACAGTGTGAGGAGGTCCAATTTCTCTGGACCAGGCATTTAGGACAGCTTTTCTGGTTGCCAATATACCATCAGAATCAGCGACAAGCGGTGGGACGTTTCTCTCGGCTCTTGTCTGCCACCAAACACAGTTTTCATTTTGATTGCCGCTTACTGGATGATGGTTTTTTGCCCAGCCTGGAATATCCAGACATATTGTACCTCTTGGTGCTCCGAGAAGTCCGCCAGGTCCGCCAGGCTTACGATCTCTAAGTATTGAGATCTTATGTTGAATTTTCGGACGCTCAAGAACATGGTTCTCAACAATTTTACGAACATCAGATGCGTGACGAGCAGATTCAGGGAAAAACTCTTCAATCACCTGACTCATTGAAGTGTCTAACCATTTATAATAATCAATGTATTTTTCTAAGTCGGGAATATCGTTTCTTACTTTGCGGAAGAAAATCTCTCTAACTTTTTCCATTCGCTTGTAATTTAAGCGATACTTGTTTACTGGCTCACCAATAAGGTTATTAAAATCTTCAATACTAGCAAACAATTCAAGCATCCTATTAGAGATGCTCCGATACATGGACCTTTCTACAGCAAAGTAGAATGTTTCTGGGCGAGTGTAAATCCCAAAAGTTTGCTCGTCAGAATTGAGAGCTTGAACCATCTCTTCGCCGCCAACATATTCAGGAACCTGAAGTTTGCTGGTATGAATATAAGCTTTTCGGACTGGTGTTGAACTAGCAGCAAAGAAATCACCACGTCCAGAATGTTGTCGTAAGTTGATATTACTAAACATTGCTTTCTGGTATTGGCTTGGGTAATCCGCAGCAACGGAACCAGAAGAGAAATCCTGAACAACAAAACGACCTGAAGCATCACTTCCTGTAATATTTCCGAAATCCCAGTTTAAGGCTAGCGTTTGAATGCGAGGTATGTAGACATTTGGATTCTGAGCCTGGAAAGAATAAGCATTCCTATATGGACGGAGGCGTCCGTGGGTATCTGCCTCTTTAGCCTGAAGATCTAAGGTTCCGGATGGAAAGTAGTCTGTCCAGAATCTTACACTAGAAGCGCGAACATCTGTCTTGTCTAATAAGCTGCCTGTAAAGTTTGTTCTATGAGCACCAATATAAATTCTCTTGTTTGACTCTATGATTGGAGCAGCATCATTATAAGTCATAGATGTACTGGCTAGGAAGCTATTTCTTTTAACTCCTGTATCATAATTTACGCCATAAAGTTCTAAAGTATATCCATCTGTTGATACTGATGCGCCGTTGATAGCATCTGTAAAAGGATATTTTGTTGGGCGCAAAGATAAAGTAAAGTTCCACTTTTGATTATCATATACGTCATTGAATATAGAGCTTGATAAAAGCGTCGTGCCGGCACGATTCTTAACAACAAAATAAGCATCTCTAACCCGATAATCAGGAGAATAAACTTTAGGATATTCCCCTGGAGATCTGATTGCATATATTTGAAGACCATGGTCATTGCCCGCGGTCTGCCACGTCATATCTGTAGAAGTTTGATCCGAATCAAAAGGGGTATGGAAACCCATTATAGAAGATGTTACAACCCTCGGCATTATGTAAGGCAGTAATTCTGGATTGTCTTTATCTGGGAAAACTATTTCACTTTGTAAAGAGAAAGCAAACTCTTCAAGATTTACTGATCCTGTTACAAATCCTTTTGAATTAGTATTAGTAGAATCTGGATACTGATAAACACTTGCATTTACATCTGCCTGGTTTAATAGTCCTGTAAAATCTGCAAACTTCTTGGTACTTGTTGTGGAAATATAATTGCTCTTGACTTCAAAGTCTGAATTATCAGGATATGTGTTAAGAGCTATTATTTCCTCGTCAACACCCAAGCAGCGAATAAAATTCCGAATTGATTTTTCTGTACCCTTGGATTTCAAAATGAAACTAAGGTTATTATAAATGTTCTTATAAATTGAATTCTTAACTTCTACGAGTCTCTGTTCAAAATTTATTTGCTCATCTCTTTGTAGGAACTGCTGTAATGTGCCGGCATTCTGGAAGAACTCGGGCATCTCTAGTCCCATGGATTCAACTAGGCGGTCATTGTAAGGATATTCGTTAATAGATCCTGTAGCACTGCCGCTAATATATCTTACATGGCGAAGCTGCCTGAGAGCCGTCAGTTGATTATAAAGAGTATCAAAATAGCTGGAGAGTATTTGTGTAACATTTACAATCTCATTTTCGCCGTTTTCTTCTTCTTCAATTATCCAATTAGGAAGATGGTTCAATAAGCGAGCATTGTTATTATAATCATAATTGCTACCAGTCAAAATATAACCGGCTTTTGTACTCACATAAAGAGGGTTAGAAGTTCTGACAATTGGGTCGCCGACCTCTTTTACCGACTCTAAATTCAAGGAATCAATTGCTGAAGCTGTGTTTCTACTATAAGTTGGGCTGTATCCTGTAAACGCACCGTTAGACAAGCGTCCAGAATAATCTAAACACACACTATCAATACTAGAAGTCTGAGTAATACCTTCGTTAAACTTTAGATAAACACCCAAACCAACGTTCGCGTCATATTTGTCTGTGCCACCGCCGACGTTATCAAACCAGTATCTTCCAATTTGTTCATCATTGCGATTAGTTTTCCAGAACCTAAACTCATCAACAGAAGCTGACAGCTTACCATAACCCTGGACTGCCCCTGGAAGACCTGAAATATCTGTTCTAAGAGCACCGATATTACCAATCATTGATCCAGTGACTAGTCCAATTGTTGCAGCTACAGCCGGCGGAATAGCTGTTTGAACACAGGCACCATTCACGAAGAAATCAATTGTAGGGCTGGACCCAGAAGTATTAAATACAAATGAGAAGTTTCGGAAAACTCCGTCTGAAATATTTATGCCGCCGGTTGTAGGGACTGAAACTCCATCAAATCCATGAGAGCCCGACTTCATTGTTACATAAAATCTGTCCTCTGTGCCGCTTCTTAATTCAATCCTTAATCTGCCGTACTGATCAGATGTGGTGGATGCGCCATTCCAAAGGTCAAAAATAACTTGACGTTCTGATGATGTTGAGGCATCAATTTCTGAGTTCTTCTTTAAAAAGAATTCAACCGAGCTACCGCTTGGTCCGCCGAATTCTAGATTAGAGGTTCTATTTTTAGATTCTTTATAGATGGATCCTGAATGGGGTCCGCCTTTGATTTGAATATATTCTGCCGAGGAAGAAAAATATCCAGAAGCATGTGAACTTATAGCTCCATAATTTGCACCGATAGTAACATATCCTGTAGATGTTGGATATACATCTTCAAGGATATACTTTTCTAAAGGGTTTATCTTATTATAAAAGCCGACTCTTTCTAAAATTGATCCATCATATGGATAATAGTTGGCAATATAATTGAAAGCGTTATTATAATATTGTTCAGCCGAGCCGAACTTGACAAAGCTTTCTGGATTTGAATAATCAATAGGGGGAAGAAAATATTTCTGTTTTTGCACAGAAGCAGACAGATGAGCTTCAGACTCTATTCCATCACCTAGGGTATCAGGCGCACTAAGTTTTAGGAATTTTCCGACAGTAACAAGTTGTTGGTTATTGTCAAATAGTTTTTTTACACTCATTTATCTTCTTCTTTAATTTTGAATTTGAACACCTCTGGTTGTTCAACATACTCACCCTGTAAATAGTAAGCAAATGTAATTCCATATGCATATCCTGGCTCAAGGTAGGAAGTATCTAATTCAAAATAATTACCGCTCACGTCGTATGAGAGACGACTGAAGTAGTTGTTAGCACTTCCTGTGCCAAATGGGATGACCTCCAAATCATCAACAACTCTATGAATACGGTAATAAGAATCTTCTATAACATCTGGGAGTGTTTCCGCTGTTGCTACTGTGTAAATGTTGGGGTTCCAATTTTTCTTTCTGGAGAAAACCCGAAGGTTCGGGGTTTGACCTTGTGTATAAGAATCTTCTAAATTTGTTATAGAAGTAATATATTCTTCACGATATAAGCCATCAATAGTTCCAAATGTTTTAGGCTCGTAAGATGCTGTGTAGAAGTTTACTCTGGAGACGCCAGAACCTGTGTGCCAAACATCAAACACTGTATCAAGAGAACTCGTACTTGCGAATGAAGCTGTATAAACACCTGTTATCGTTGCTCCATTTTCTCTTAAGACACCAGCAGCAATACTTGTTGCAGCAGTGCCGCCCGGCTTAACAAGACTAAGTGCAGTTCCAGTAGGTTCTGAACTTCCTGAATATAGGTCCACTGTCAAGGTTTGGTTAGATAACCCTGGGAGGTCCTGAAGTTGTCCTCTCACTATATTGTAGAGATATAATGTGTTTAGGTTGTTTGCTGCGCTCGCGACACTACTACTAACAAAAAAGGTGCCACGGTTGTCTTTTCTTGTAGAATCCCAACGTGCTTCAAGAGTTGGTCGGTAATGAAAATATTCACTAGTCCTAGAGAAGAACTTCTTGGTGTACATTGTTTCCGAACCAGACACTACTGCATCTGGGAATTTTACAAGAAACCCATAATTTGCCTCTCCACCTACAGCATCCAACCACTTATAAACTTGATCAGAAACATCAAGAGATAGGTTCTCTAACCCTGTTTGAAAAGAAAATGTTTTCTTGGTCGCAGCGGGTGCTAAAAATGTTCCACCTGCCTGTGTCCATGTTGAACCGGCGGCAGAAGATAACCAACTAGAAGCCCCAAGGTCAGAATAGTTTTCCATATCCAAACCGTAACCTTCGTTCCAAGTTTCGGACAACATATAAACATCCAAAGAAAAATCTCTAGGTGCTGTGTTGCCATGAGGAGCATTATAAAGGTTTAGATAAAATTTGATACTTCCCGTATCTGCTGGCAAGATACCACTTGCCATATCTGATGTTATTGTGGCTATTGGGAACTGGATGATGAAACGGCTCTGTTCTGCGTTTGTTGCGTTGCCGGCAGATGGAGTTGTTGTAACAGAAGCAGACGTCTGTCCATGGACGACAAATGCCTCAAGAATATCAGCAGCGCCCATATTTGACTCTTGAGCACGGTTTATCAAATTGCTCTTAAATGCGTTTGTTAATGTATTGTCTTTGTCGGCGTAATATTTTTTGATAGCCATCTTAGATCACTGCTCCTATGATATCTGTATCTGGTAACAACACTTCAGCAGCAGCGTCTTCAGGTAGTACCAAGAATCTTCCATCATCAGAAAGATTGGAATCAATATCAAATCTATAATTACTATAAACTCCACCAACATTATTAACAAGCTCTACTTCGGTTGTATCCACAACGCCAGGGACCTCATTCAATAATTTGTAAATTTGAGAAATATAAATAGCCTCTCCGATATTGAATTTGATATTGATATATTCGTCTTTTAATTTCTGTATACATGCATCAAGCAATTCATAGCGGTTGATATCTAGTGCCGGCAAAACCTTGAACTTGATACCGATATTGATTACTTTACCATTTAATACATCTATAGTATCGTTGATCATTCTGTATTTGTTTAGCCAAACTCTTGTATTTTCTTTAAGATTCATGTTTGGTTCAATTAAATCGCCATTAGAATTTTCAGATAGAAGATAAACATTGAGGTTTCGCTTTAGAGAATCTACATCACGAACAACATTAGCACGCTTGACTTTGCCAAACTTTGAAGGCATACGATAAATAAGGTTGATATAATCTACACGAGTAACGGCGCGGTTCTGGGATGCAAAAGTTCCGAAAGCTCTTTCTCTTATTTCTTCTGCTGTCAGAATGCTGGTATCTCCCAATATTGGATTCTCGTTCTCTACTTCCAAAGATGTCATGACTCCATTTACCAAGTTTAGATCTAACGAGCCCTGGTTCTTAAAGGAGAAAAGAGGCGAAATTACTTCATTCAGTCCGTTGACAGCAATATTGATTTGATCTGATGTGTTGGCAGCATATTCAATCGTCAGTGTTGTATTAGTTGGGACAACACCAAATTTATCTGTTTGGATTAGATTTGTGGGATCAAAAGTCTGGTCTGTTACATGTGTGCGACCATTCACATCTAAAACAACGTCTGCTGGGTCTGCAACGACATCTGTTGTGATGTTGTCCTGAGATCCATAACCAAATTGAATATAAGTGTCTCCGTCTGCTTCAAATTCAGTTACAAACCTGCGAGGCACTGGCTTGAGCTTCATGATATAAGGCACTACTTCACGATCGGCAGATGTATTTTGAAATTCTTTTATAATAACATCTTGTGTGAGGAAATCAACTTCGTAATATTCATTGCCTTGACTATCTTTTACGGAAATAACTTCACTGATATTTCCTTGTTCTATGTTGATTCTTAGAAATCTTTCATAGTCAGTTACGGTTGTCACTTGTTCATATACTTGTCCAGATACAACCTGTCCAAAAGCCTTGATAGCAAAAAACGTTGGATTACCCGTGGAATCATCAACACGAGCAACCGTGACCTCATTATTAGGATTAGTGAAATCCACAGGCTCTATCAGAGTAAATGCAGACCCATTCTTTGATGAAATAAGGCTGCCTCTTTGTAATATTGGAAAATAATCTAAGTCAGGTCCACGAGAATTTGGATCAGCAGGAACAATAATATAAAAAGATGCGAGTCCTGTAGATTTAGCCGCGCCAGGGGTTTTATACCCCAGTGTATTTGAAAGCCTGTTGACATTCTCGTAAGTTATAGCACTGTCTAGAAAACTTTCATTTGCTTGGAAGTCTGCGTAAAAAGATAACTGGTCGCCAACATAAGCAACCATATCCATCATCAAAGAGCCAAAAGAAGCTTCAGTAAAATCTTTAAAAGTTGTAGGATAATACCTTTCGGCATAGTTCACCAAATCTTGTTTGATGGAATCAAAATCTCTACTAGTATAGTTTATCGGTCTTTTTGCCATAATATTTGTACTCGCCTCGTCTTTTAACTAGTCATTGTTGATGTTATTATTAATTGATCTTCCTCATCATATGGTAAGATATTATATGTGATAATGACCCTAACCTCATTAAAGTCCATAGTGGGGTCCTCATCTGAGGTTGTAAAGTTGACTGAAACTAAATTTACCGCTGGTGCATACATGTCTGTTTGTTCTGCCACCCTGGTGGCTATCTCCTGAAATGTGGACGGACCAACGTTTTCAAATAGAAGATTATAAATACCCACACCAAAATTAGGAATCATGACTCTCTCGCCGGGTGATGTTAGGACAATGTTTTTGAAGTTCTGCTTAACAACCTCTTTGAGAGTCTTATTTAGACGATATGGTCCATCAGTCTTGTCATAGACTAGAGGGATTTTTGGTGATATTCCTTGTCTTTTTGTCATGATATAAGTAGGGCTTCTAATCTTCTTTTTTCGTCGGGAGCTTGCTGTCGGCGTTTGTACAGATTATAATTGTTTCCTTCAGCCTTGGGGTTTAAAGTAGCAAAATTGGCTAAATCCTCAAACACCTCTTCAAAACTAGGGGAAAGACTTCCGTTTCGCAGACCGTTTACAAATTGCAATGCCACATAATATTTATAATCTTCTTCGCCTATAACTGGTGTATAGTCTTGACTAAACATCCCCATTATAGTTGCAGCCACGTTTCTCAGTGTCAACTCCGCCTGGGGAGGGTTTTGTTGGTATTTCCAATACACGTTTTGCGCCGCAAAAGTGACGGTTTCAAATACTTCTCGCGGCGTATCTATACCACCCCAGCGAGCAAAAAATTCTGGCCATGTTCTTCGAAGTACAGAAGACCATTCATTATATATTGTTGCCTCCAATACCTCAATACGATCAAGAACATCTTGATTTGTATAATACATCACCTCTATTCCTTCCCATGTAACAACTGGTACTGGATATCTTTGTATCTCGTCTTGGTATTTTGTAACAACTTGTTCTGTTAGATTACTCAATAACGAATCATCAGCCGCTGAAATTTCTATCTGAGTTCTTACACGACCGGACTTGAATCTCTTAGTAAGGTCCACGACTCTATCATAGGATATCAAATATAATCCAATAAACGGCGCTAGAGGTAAATAATAGGTTCCATATTCATAACCTTTCTGTGTTAGTCGGTAAGTATCGGTATCGCCGATTTTCTCAGTCAGAGTTTCGGATATGAAGGTTATTGCTGCGGTGGCTTGATCTACTGTTAGATCAAAACTCTCCGGTTCGGCTTCAAGTCCTAGTTGTAATTCTTTATAAAAAGCCAATAAAACTCTTTCATAACGGTTGAGTGTTACCCGCGCCTCGGGGTCGGCAAAGATTGATTTATTGATCCCTGAAGAGTTGGTTGCTCCGTCGTTGGCTATAATATTCAACATACTATCATAAGTTTTCCCTATGAGTTCTTTTATAAAATCTTTTGGTGTTTGAATATCACTAAAATGTAAATTATTTTCTGGGACGTCTCCGAAAACTTTTTGCAGTACCAACGCTTTATCATACATTAGGTAAGTCAAACTTTTATTTTCAAGTTCTTCAAGGATTTTACGATACAGATAATCGTCAATCATTTTCCTTGTAGCAAGACTATTCCAATGAGGATATACTCTGGTCAAAGGAACAACATTCATAAAAAAGTATTGTAGTCTTGATTGAATACACATAACAATAGACTGAGCTATCATAACTTCTTCGTTTGTTACGCACACATCGTCATTGACTATAAAAGGGGGTTTATTTGTAGCTCTGATATAGGCTAATAATCCGGATCTTTTATCCGACCTAATATATTGATCATTTATTTGTTCGTCAATAAATTCGGTATAATTACCAATAGACATGCTGTCTCTATTCCCGCCGAGTTTGGAGTCGGTTTCGGTAAAGGCCGTTACCGGCGTGTCCTGATTTGGACTGGTATCAGTTTCAACAACCCCAGATGGAACTATCATGTCGTCAGCAAGGCGGTTGCCAACACTGCCGTAAACGAGCCGCCAACTAATAACCCCATGCATGACATTATTGACTAAGTGGTTCACTAATTTGTTCGCTCTTGGCGGCATAAGTGGCGTCTCTTCACTTTCTGCAAATTCTCCTTCTACTAAGGGTCCTCCTGTAAATTCTCCTCCGACCTGTCTGCTTCTAATTCCAGAAAAAAGTCTGTGATAGTCAATGTTGCCAACTCCTTCTTCTGTGTCTCCCGGTTGGGGTCTATACTCTGATAATATTTTCCATCTTCTTTCAAAAGGATTTTCGCCGGGGGCTGGAGATTCTTTTTTCTTCTTTATATTTGTAAGGACGCGAATCCCGCCGTCGGAAGGGTTAGATGAAACCATGAAACAATACGGAAATCCGCCACCGTATAGGTATTGATCAGGTGGAACGACTTCATTTTGCTCATCAAAATATTGCATCAATTTTTTATGCAGCTTCTCATAAAGAACTGGCAAATCACCATTTCCTTCCTCTTGAGTAATTTCAACAAGATCATTACGAAGCGGCGTCGGTGCGGTTCTCACAGAATAAGAAGCTTCTTGATCATCAATATCAGAAAAAACGTCCCAATAACTAAACCAAGGATCCTTTAGTTTTTCAGGTGCAGGATAGGGTAAGTTAACTCGTGATCTTTTGTGTCCGACGCGCCATGCCGGGGCTGGGGCACGGTAAGAGAAAAAACCATCTTTCATGGCGCGAGCTTGAGCTACCATGATGCGTTGAGAAATCAATTTACGAACAGAATAGAAAAGATCCTGACCAATGGCTGTTGTATATAAATTAAATGTAGGATCTTCTGCGTCTTTTGGTGGTTCGCTAAATAACTTATCCCATAAATCAGCGATTGTTTGCCACAATGCCTCCGAGAACTCTGCGATTGTTTGAAGGATTTCATTATACCCCTCCATTATAGGGAGGCTGTTTATTAGTTCTAGGATTTTTATTTCTATATTTTCCAATCCGCGGAGCCAATCACACATGGTATTTATTTTTGCTATTTTATCCTGTGCCAAACTAATGTATTGGGATTCTAATTGTTCTTTGCTGATATCAAGTCCCAAAGTGTCTAAACTTGTTTCACGACCGGCACAATATGCCTCTAATGGTGAGAATGTAAATTTAGCTAATTCCTCAGCATTTTCATCACGCATCTTATCCCCAAGTTTTATAAAGAAGTCTTGGATTTTTTCAACTGAGAATTTTATGTCTCCATATACTGTTGGGTCAATTGTCCTTGTTTCATTCGCTTCATCTTCAGGGTCTGTGTTTGGATCTGCGGGAAAAGTGATTACTCCATCCTGTACGGTCTCTAATATCAATTCATAAAGAGTATTGTCTCCGTCACCAAAAGTCAAGCGGTCAAGTTCACTTGGTGTACACATATAAGAAACATCTTTAATGAAAGTCTGAACTTGAGTAAATGTGGGATCGGTTTTTTCATTTCCTCTCATGTTATATAAATTTGCTTCTTTTGCAATTTCTACTATATCAATATCACTCAAATATTCATTAAGGTCTAAAAACCCGTAGCGAAGATCTTTTAGAACATCCTCTAAAGTGTCTTGATCAGGTCCATCAGGACCACAACCTAGAGATGCCTTTATTACATCTTTGACAATACCCAGTGCAATACTTTTAATAAACCCTAAAATAATTTGTATAACCATTTCTTCATAGAGTTCTGTTTGTCTTTGGTGTTTTGATTTAGTAAATCCTTGCAAACCCTTTGGCACTTTAAGATCAATAGTAAGAGGAAATCCTATGCCAGGTGGTTTACCAGAAGCATCTAACTCTGGTGACATATTTTTAGGATCTAGTATTTGGGTCTCTATTACATTCCCCATCACATCTAATCCACAGAATATTTCTTGGTTTATTCTCTTCTCTATTTCTCTAATATATAAGCGAGGGTTATCCATGGCGCGAGCGGCGTCGCCCAGGGGATCATCGGGATTATTAAGTCCAGCCCGGAGCGAATCAGATAGATATGCCTTTGTTACTTCATCCTTGATAAGTTCATCTCTTGCCAATAAAATGGCTTGGCGAAGAAGGGATCTCATTTTTGATTTTCCAGAAATATTTTGCCAGAATCGCAAGACATCTCCGAGGGCTTGGGCTTGGGCTGTATTACAATCACCACCCCCCATATCACTCAAAATCGTAGTTATTTGATAGAATGGATATTTGTTTTTGTTTCTTCTTTTGAGGTTTTCTATTATTTCATTACCCTCTTTATTAAGATTGATTATCTTAGTATAAAGTTTTTGTCTTCTTAGGAGTCTAAAGTTTAATAATGATTCTTCTGCTTTTTCTCTGATTTTCTTTGGTGAAAGTTGTACTGCTGGGTAGATGTATTCTTTAAAGAAATCGGGCCATGGCAGTCTTGAATCTTCGGCTCTCAAAGACTCATCAGAGTAAATTTCATAACTACTTTTAATAAGACTAAATGTCGTAGGACTCAACAAAGAGAAGGCATTAAGAATTTTCCTGGGGGTTTCTTCGTTTTCCTGTGTGCCATAAAATGTTTTATTTCCTATACCTCGTGTCATGATAAAACCATTTACTACAAAATATTTGAGTTTATATTCTTCAGAGAAAACAAATTCAACTACGTCGTCATCATTTAGAGTAAATTTGTTGTAAATATATGCCAACGACAACATGTCAATAAAAGAATCCAAGCGAGTAGCTTCTTGATTTAGATTTATGCCCTGTATATCTTCAGGATTTATGCCTTCTTCTTTTAATTGAATTGAGTACTCCCTAACTGAAGAGACAACTCTTGGAATATATCGGATTAGGTTTGCTACTCTTACAAATTTTCTATGAACAGGTGGAACAGCCTCTGGGTTGATAAGTATCTGTGCTTTTTCTAAGGGCGTCTTTTCAAATTCATCATATGCTATTGTGGGTCCGCTTCCAGCGTCCAAAGGTCTTATCACACTTCTTTTAACTCTTACTGCATGTATCCAGCGAGAACCAGGGCGGGGATCTAAGTGTGATATAAAATTAATACTCTCAGAATCTAGTCCAATATTTACAAGTCTTGTCAAGTTTTCATCAGAATATTTTCCTGTAAACTTCAGCACGCCTGCAAGTCCCTCTCTAACAGCCTTAAGTACAACCCTGGCTGCTTCGTCGGACGATCTCCAATAAGACATATCAAAAGTTCGCGTGGAAGCTATATCTGTTCTTGCTGTAAAATAAAACTTATCATCAATAGTATTATAATATACTTTGTTTGTATCTGTCCCTGGTCCACAATTGGCTCTCCAGTCATAAATGTCAACATTATTATCGCTGCTGACGAATGAAGTAGCAACAGTGGACATGGAAAAATTTTCAATACTCTCAAGCGAATCTAAACTTATTTGGTTCTCTAATCCCACAGAGGACCTCATAAGAGCAAGATATTCATTTGAATGTAGAGAAGGGATAGCAATCAAACGAGAAGCTAATCCAGCAGGACCCAGGTTGTTGACATTTTCTGGAAGTAAGGAAGAAGGTGTTGAATTAGAGGTATATTTATCAATAGCTCTGATTTGTTCTAGCCTTGTTACTAGTGTGAGTAATTCTTGATTGGATTTTTCTGCGCTTGGCATCTCTAATTTTATTTTATTACTAATTTCAACTATTATGCTATTCTGAGGGTATAAAGTGTTATAAGCCTGTAAATCAACTTTTGTAATCTTTAGATTGGGCGTATCTTTTTCAATCCTTAAAGCTTGTAAATCTTCTACACTAAGTTCTATTACTTGATCTTGTGGTAAAAACATATAATAATTTACACAAGCATCATGAATGACATCTAATACAAATTTGTTTCTATAATCACTGTAATTATAGCCCATTGAGTCTGCCCAAATGAGAGCAAAAGGATTTACAATATTTTTCTGTTGTTTATTTATTGTCATAGTTTTTAGTTCGTAGTGTTAAATTTACTCTTAAAATTGTAAAATGCAAAAGGATTCTTATCCGAGAAATTAAGTTTATGAAACACACTCTTAAGAGTCCAGACATTCATTCTAATTATATGAGGAACTATAGACCACATCATTCCCTTTAGTTTTAATTGGGCCGGAACGGCGACGTAGGATACTTTTGATTGAGAAGCCATATAAGTCAACAAAAGTTTAAGTTGAAAATCCAGAAATCCTAAAAGCTCCGAGGTTAGATCTTGCTGTCTCACTAGAAGCTCTTGTAGGTCTTTACCTTTTACCAGTGGTTGTAAATTTCTATCATCGTTACCAGCAATTAGATCAATGCCTCTAACTTGGGTGCCGATAAACCAACCAGAACCAGCAGCATATTTATCAGTTCCGGTTACAATCTTTATACCTTGTCTTCCAACAATCCGGACAGAATCTGATTTTATAACAATGGCTGGTTCATTTTTTACAAAGCCGACTTTTCCCTCAACTATGCCAAAATATTCATCAGAATCTATGTTGGCTGCTTGTTGAGTCATATAAATTCTGGAAGAATCCATATATGTGCTTGGATCTGTTGCTATTGGGTTTCCTTCGGCATCTGCTTCCTTTGCACAAACACCATTCAATCCAGCTATTAAGTCTATTCTTGCTACATTGGTCCAGCGACCTTTGCCGCCCAATCCCTGTGCTCTAGTCCCTGGTCTATCTCGTCCAAGAATAATAACAGCATTAGATTGTCCGTCAATGACTTTTTCGGCAGGAGTAACAGTCAATTTTGGCTTAGCAGCCAACATTGGACCATTACCAAACCCAGATGATTTATCTTCAATCTCTCCAGGGTTCTGTTTTAGTCTTTTTTCTTTTGTAGCATCTAAAAATGTATCTGCTATTGTTGGTCTTCTAGGCATCTTTATTTCCGCTCATACTGATTGGGCCAAAAATCTGTTTCAGGATCAGAGTGTGCCCCATACTGTGAAACTTGTCCTCCTGTAGTCCATCCAGACTCATGATCATATACTACACCAAAATGCAAATGGGGTGGTCCTGCACCGGATTCTCCCGATAAAGCTATTTGATCTCCTGCTTTTACTTTCTTTCCTGAGCCGAAAGCTCTTGCAGAAGTTGCTACGGAATCTTTTGTAAGGTGCATATAAAGAGTATAAAAAGTATTATCTTTAGTATCTGCCTTATATGCTGTGTGTTTAATGACAGCATAATATCCGGCACCATGAGTTTCTGGGTTTTGTGATTCGGCGGCGTAAATGAGTTCGCCATCTAAAGCTGCATAGACGTGTTTATTAACTGGTGTTCTCAGATCTACGCCTTTGTGATTTGCTGATCCCCCAGGAGGTGGCACTCTTGGTCCAAAAGGTGAAATTATAGTACCTACTGCTGCGGAATTTGTGGTAGGTTGTGCTGTCAGAGGTCCTTTTGGATAATCTCCGGTGTTTGATCTGGGTATTGGTACTTTCTTTATAGGTCCGCCAGGGGCGTTCCTTGATCGGGAACAAGCTTTCTTGACTGTTGATTTTTTTGCTTTACCTTCTCCCGGTATTGGAGCTTGACAATTTTCGGATGTTTCGCCCCAATCTGGATCGAGGCTAATTACTTTAATAATTGTAGCGCCGATAGCGGCAGTGAAACAAGTATTAGGGTTGTTGATTCTTATTTGTACTTTAGCGCCTGCAATAATGGGCTGCCCCACTATAGCCTCATCAATATCACATACAATTTGAGGCAAATCAACAGCATTATCATCAGAATTTACAGGTCTGGGACACACATAACTTCTGGGGTCTTCTTCAACTCTTACTTTATATGTTACATGTCTATTGTGGTCTTCTGCAAAGAAACTTCCAAGTCTCTCATACCATCGGGGCTCACGGAGAGGACCAGTCAAGCACTTTGCTGTAAGAACTACATTTTCTTTATATGTGCTTTTTTTCTCAGTTAGTTTTCGGTTACCTTGACGGAGTAACCCATCAACACCATCGGACGGACGCCAGGAAATCTGACATAAATCAACTGGTTTGTTATCAGAATCTGACATTCTTATTACTCCTTGTTGAGCATATCAAATAACTGATTTTTGTCTGCTTCTGACAATCCGTCTTGTTTTGTTGCTATATCTTTTTTATAAACCAAAGTTGCCAACTTGACAAGTTGTTCGTTACTTCTTTGGAGTGTTTCTACAAACTTGGCTGCGACTGGACCGCTATCAGAGTAACGATCAGCCGAAACAACCATGTATTCTTTAAGATTGGAAAGCAAGTCTTCAGTGACTTGGCGATCCTTATTTATATTATCTAGAGCTTGCTCTATTAGGGATTCTAGGTTCTTTTTCATACAATAAATAGGAAGTCACTTAATTTCTCCTTCATTCCACTTACTCTTGAAAACTCTGAACTTCTCTCTCATCTTGTTTAAGCAACTGACTATCTGCTTTGTATTCAATCCTGTGATCTCTCTCATATACAGATAAATTGCTTTCTTATTGAAAATTTCTATTTGGTCCACGTTGTTCATAAGGGTCAAAATTGCGTTTAGGACTTTTTCCTCGTTTGGTTTCAGGTTTGGATTATGCCAGCTTTTTATTTCTACTAATAAAAAGTGCCAAAATTCTCTTTCTTCTTGTTCGTCAAATAGGTCTTCGTTGTCACTATTGGACACAGCCTCAATCTCGCGGATCATTGAATCATATTCAATCTCGCGACGGTTCTTTTTAGTCTGTTGTTTTGCTTTGTGGGTGAACCAGTTTTTTGTGACCACAGAAAAATATGAAAAGGCTTTTGTTCCCTGGGACGGGTCAAACTTTCCTAAGATAGTTGTTAGCCAGACTTTACAATCTTCCTTTAGATAATCAATGTTTTCCAGGGAAGTAAATTTGTAAGTATAAACAATCTTTGTCACAAGTTCATTGAAGGCTGGTTGAATATGTTGTACATACAACTCTGTTCTTTTTGTAAGATTGTCAGTTGCACAGTAATCAATAATTGCTTGCTCTGTAACTTTTGTAAAATAATGATTTTTCTTTTTAGCTTTTCTAGCCATCATCCTCTCCATATAACATGCGGGTGTTTATTTGGACGAAATCCTCTACATCATTACTTAGATCCTTGGTATGATTTAGAAGACCCTGAAGTGTTTGATCGCCATAAAATGTTTCTAGCCCATAAACTTGGGTTAGATGTTCTTTATAAGAATCAATTGAGTCCTGTAATGAGTTGATATCATCTGTTGTCATTTTCACGAATTTTATTAGATTGCGACAATACCAAACTAAAAATACATTAGCTGATATTGATAGAGCCAAAACTAAAACTAATAACGCATCAATCATCTTTTTTCTCTCGCTATCTTTTTTAGTTCTTGTTTTGTTTTCATTAGTTCTTTTTTTCCGTCATGAATTGCTTCATGGACCTCTGTGCCGATCTTTTTATCTTTTGTGACACTAGTATTTTTGACCACAGATATTGCACTTCCTAAATTCTTTTTTATATTCGTAGAATTACAATGAATGCAAGTTATTCCCGGCTCACGATATCGGTGTCTAATCTCAAACTCTTTATTACATTCTTGACACAGATAATGATAAAGAGGCATTATTCTACTTCAAACTTGTTTTCTTCATTTGTAGTCTCGGTTGAGACAGTTGGTGGATTTACCACATAAACCAAGTCATCACGGACTGTCAGGTTCCAATCAGCTAACAGTTCTGTAATGTCAGTTTCTTCAGATAAACACTTTTGCAGCGTCATCAAAAGAGCGCCGATTGCTTGTGGTGATAGTTTTATTTGCATTTGAATCTCCATTTCTAATATAAGTATATTATAAAGGCAAGCCTTTTTTAAATCTTTCTTCCCATAAAATCAAATCTTTTTCAAAATCCGACTTAGTATGTACTGCTTTTCCTTTGCGAGCAAGCCATTTAGCGGCATACATTGGAAAATGATTTGCGTAATAATCACAAGTTTCTTCCCACTGGTCTACTGATATGGATTTCCCATAATGTCTTACAGAACCCTCATCCAAAATCCTATAGGAATTCAGAGAACATTCTCTTTGGTCCAATCCATGATATCCCGTAGTAGCGCCGTACCTGAAAGCAAATAGAATTGATCTGTACTCAGGTCCAATCCATTTTCTTTCTGTATATTTTTTATTTACATCTTCCTCTGTAATATAAAAATCAAATAACCTCATTCTTACAGCGTCTAAATTGTTATTTAGTTTTTGCCAATTGAACTCTATACGCTCATCAGCATCCATATAAACAAACCAATCATTTTCTGAGAGGTATTTTGATGCTTCTGTATAAACAGCATGTCTATTTTGAAATTCTGCACGGGCTCTGAACTGGTCCCAAGACTGACCTTCAATTACCGATGTCACTATTGGATGACTCTTACAAATCTCAACTGTATTATCTTCAGAGAAATCATCGTATACAAAAACTTGTTCGCAAAACTCTGCCATATGGTCCAGAGTCTCTTGCATGATTTCTGATTCATTCCGAACCCTTGTCAGTCCGACAATCTTCATAATTGTAGATACTCCTGTATTTGCTTTTGAATGTTTAAATTTTCTAAAGCATATTCTCTGTTTTTATTACCTTGAGTGTGGTCGTATTTGTTTATCTCATTTATGAGACTCTCTTTTGTAACGGGCTGTTGTGTTTTTCTTCCAGAGCAATTATTTTCTAAAAAACCATCAATGTTGTGTGATGTTACCATGCCGTCCATAAGTCCCGGTTGATATGGTCTCTGGTCGGCAATTAGAACAGGCTTTCCGCACGCCATTCCTTCATACGCTCCGCGACCGAGGCTTACTACCAGATCTGCTGTTTTTATCACATTTTGGATGTCAAGTCGTGGTGAGGTGAATTTATTATTATATTCTACCGTTATTCCTAATTCAGACCCGATCTCTAATAACATCTGATTGAATTGGTCCGATTGTGATAAGCTAAACATTTTGTTAAGATTTTTTGAAGGACTCTGATCAGGACAAAAAAGTTCACAATTTATACCGTTATGTATCAACGTTGATTCAATTCCTTTGGTAGATAAATAATCCTGAACTTCTTTAGAAATAGAAACATGTCGTATTCCTGGCACTGGCTGCTCAAGGTGTGGAAAAATACCATGACATGTTTGAATTATGTTTGAGCCTGGGAATAAATTTAAAACACCATTCACAATAGTTGTGTGGTTTAGGAACGCCACATCATAAGAATTGGACATTTTATTAATAGAACACCCAAGATTGGATTTTATTATCTCAGACATAACACCCTCTTGCATGGTGAGAATATCTACATGGTGTCCGAGGCGAACTAGTTCTTGAGCCATCGTATAAATAAATGTTTCACTACCGCCTAAAGTATGTAAGTGATTTTGTCCTAATAAAATTTTCTTCATTACGAGGTTACTTGTCCGGAAAGAAAGTAAAAATTCCACAACATAGAGTATAAAACCTCATCGGAGATTAGCTTGTCTCTGGTATTACTGTGAGTATGTTTTAAAGAACCCTTTGTGTCATCTAATTTTGAGGACAGAACTAAAGATTCTGCATGATACAAATATACATCAGCACCAGCATAATAAACCTTGTGACCTAATTGAGAAACTCTTAGGCAAAGATCTGCATCTTGATAACTGCAAGCAAGGGTTTGACAGAAGCCACCAATCTCTACAAATGTTTCAAGATCAATAATTTGAAATGCACCTGTAACAAACTTTGTTTCTCTGTTGGTATTAACCTTGTGGTTATCTTTGTCGCTAAATCTTCCATAATGAACCGGAGACATAAAAATATGTGCTTGATCTCTCAAGAATGGTGTAGTCACTACATAAGTTCCGCCACCATACTGAACTTTGCCGAAAACACCACGCTCACGAACGGATTCTTCGGAGGTTTGGAAATCTTTTGCTAATTCTCTGTAGGTCTTATCTTCATCTATAAGATGGCAAAATCCCGTCTCAGGATACAACAACTTTGCACCAGTTATTTTAGTGCCTGTCTTTTTTGCTTTAGCGTGGGCTTTCAACAGTGTTGGTACAGCTTTTTTATTAGGAGCCCACAGATCAGCATTCCACAAAATAATATCTTCATGACCCAGGCGATGATATAAGAAAGCCCCTATATTATTGAGCATAGAAAAGTTAAAAACATCCGACGCATAATCAACCCTAATATAAACTGCGCCATGGCGGTTAGCAAGTTGTTCTATTTCTTCTGGTTCTTCGGATCTGTCGTCAATAACTGTAACATTGGCAACATTGTTTACACCCATCTCCTCAAGATTTTGCAAAGTAAATTCTAAGAGATTTACATTATCTTTAATAGGAAGCAAGAGTCCTGGTTTATCAGGATCTATATTCTTAAGGTTTTGATAAGTTACTTTATATTCTACATTCTTGCCGGCAAACGGGTAATTGCCAACTGAATTAGATTCTAGAATTTCAATATAATTGGATATCCTGGGATATATGTCCCTCTTTGAATGAACTATTGAAATTTCATCCTGCTGGAATTCTGCTTGAATTCTATTGACTTCTGATAGCGCCTCTTTGTTCAATCCCTCATTTTGGGAAAAAATATTACAGTTCAAGTATTTGTGCGTCGTCGGTTTCTCCCGAAGCATTTAGACTCCCCATCTGATTTATAACTCTATAATACATCTCGTTGATATTTTCTTGAGAGAATTTATTGCGTATATGTTCTCCCAATAATGCTGCATCTTTTTTATTAGTAATAGGAGATGTCACTAAATTTCTAAGGTTTTTCTGCAATGATTCATTTTTAGGATAACACCATTCACATTCTGGAGTAATCAATCCTGGCATAAGGTGATCTTGTTTTACTTTCTCAATATCATATGATGTTTTCAAAAACAAGTTCTTTCTTTTTGTTTTTCCGCTTTTTTCATTTGTAACCGGGGCATGTAAAAAGTCCATATGACCCGACCACGAAGGAGCAATGACTGGAATGTCGGCACATACGGCATTGAAAATTGGTATACCGAAACCTTCGCCGTGAGCATGTGAAACATAACCTGTAATAACATCCGAATCATAAAGAGAGAACACTTCCTCTTGAGAAAGGTTGCCATGAATTAGATGAACTTTACACTTGTGTTCTGGTGATTTGAAATTCAAGTATTTCTTCAACAAGTCCTTGGTCATCTTTTCATCTATTCGGCTATTATTCCTCATATAAGTCTTTAGGATAAATGAGGCATCTTCATCATCATTGAATTCATCCAAGAACGAACCAAGCATTTCAAAGATGTTTTTACGTGGAGCTAGCTGCGACACGCACAAGAAATTTTTGCTCGTAGTGATGGCTTCGTAACCGGAAAATTTTTCTCTTTCTTGAGGAAGGTTGTTATAAAAAGGAATAACCTCAATAGGCGTCCTAATTTTTTCATTTGTTTGGCTGTCAACGGCTTTCAAAAGGTTTTCTCTAGCATGGTTGGAAACCACTAGAATCTTTTGAACCATATTACAGTTGGCAACCCATTCTTGAGGAGCAGCCACGGTTTCCAAAGCAGCAGTCACCCCGATGTCATAGTTGGTAACCCTGTGCCACTCGTTAGGAGGGCGCACTTGAAAACAGCAGTCAAAGCCGTCAGACATAGAAGTGTTGGTAGACTTCAGAAACTTAAGATACTGCTGGGTATTCTCAATCAGGGGTAGGTACTTGCTAGTGTAGTCAAGATTGCGAGATGCTTCAGCCCACTGGAGATCAACCAAGTGTACTATATGCTTCTGAGGGCTGGATAAGAATGCATCTACTATTACCCGTGCATGATCGCTATAGCCGCTAACATTGCAGAAAGATCCGATGATTAATATTTTCTTTTGTTCCGTCATAACTCAGTCACTCTCCATGCTTGGTAGTTCTTACGATTTTCCCACGATCCATACTTTTCGTGAATCTCTTGAAGAAGATTAACCCAAGAAGTGCCGTAGTTGTCAAAGTTGTAGTTCTTCATGACATGTTCACGTCCTTGTCTTCCTAGTTCTGCTCTTTCTTCAGGTGTCATCGCATATATCTTGTTTAAAGCAGCAATGAAATCTTCCTTTGAAACGCGGTCTTCGTAAATGTAAGGTACCTGTTGAGAACCGATAAGAGCTTTAGAGGCTGGCTCTAAACCAACTCCAAACCAGTTCTCGCCGTCAGTCACTTGTTCTTGTAGTCCACCAGTAAGAGTAGCAATGATAGGTGTCTCACTGGATAATGATTCCAAAGTTGACAAGCCGAAACCTTCAGCGTCAGCAATATTGACCGTACAGTCAGCAATGCCATAAAGTTTTGCTAAGTCCTCTGCTGACAATCCTTCTTTAGAAAAGATCACCTCTGAGTTAACAAGTCCATAATGTTCTGCTAAGTACTCAAGTGGTTGTCCGTGCGGATCGTCTGGTTTTGTGTGCATAATCAAACAGGCACTGTTTTGATCTACATGATCCTGCTTTAGGAATTCACTAAACCAATGAATGAGTGTTCCACTTTGTTTTCTTCTAGCGTTTCTGTTATTCCAAAAAACAATAAATTTGTCTTTTAGAGCTTTGTTGTTTTTTAGTACGTCTGCTTTTTCTGATGCCGTTATTTTCCGGAAAACGTCTACTGGTACTGCATGAGGCAAATAAACCTCTTGTACATCAGGTGAAACATTCTGCACAATGTCGCTGGTAACCTTTGAAATCGTTACTATTACATCGTTTGAATCATAAAACTTCTGATTGTACATGGGGAGTGGGTAGTTATCCCAGACATGATAATAAATCATGGGAATATTTTGACGAATATCCTCTTCAAAAGACCACAACCATTCATAATATCTTGGATCGGTCATAAACCAGAGCATATCTGGTCTTATCTGATTGATTAGTCCTAAAACTTGTTGTTTTTCGCCGTAACCATCTACAGGAAGAATGTGCCAGTGTTCGTTCTTTTTCATCAAATTGTAGTTGGGATGTTTAATGGCACCACCAAGTGAAAATACTTCAAACTTTCCAGACTTCAGAAGAGCCTCAATCATGTATTTTGTTTGTGTACCAACACCTGATGGTAACAAAGGGTGGTCACTAATCGTCATGACCTTGATTCTATCTGACAATTTATTCTCCTATGAACAGTATTCTGTCTTGTAAAACTCACAAGTACCAAAACGATCTTTGCAATTAGTGCAGGAATTTCGGTTCTTGATATAGTTTTCCTTTGTGATATTATGCAACGCTTTTGTCAAGGCGTTAAGTGCATCGGTTGTTCTTTTCTTTCCGGCAGTTACCCTGACAAATTCTGCTTTCTTACCGGGTTTTGCAGTTCTTTTGAGCAAAACAAAATGACAATCCACATCTTTGGGGTCTACTTCATACTTGCGAGCATAAAAATGTTTATAAAAAACAAGTTGATACGCCATAATCTTGTCGCTTTTCTTTTCACGACGCCAACCCCAAGAGCAGGTCTTCCAATCAATCAGGTGAACCTTTTCGTCCTTCTTGGAATAGACCACAAGGTCAATAAAGCCTTTAAACTTTTTTTCTGCTTCCGTAAATTCGGTGATAGGAACATACAGTTGTTCTTCTGCTCGGAGTACTTCCCAATCCTCGCCCAGTTTACCGAACTTGTCAGCAAGACAACGATAAAGGTCAGGAATGATTTCAATGCCATTCACCAGCCACTCTTTGAGGGCAAAATCCCTTTTAGCTTCTAGTTGAGCATTATCGGGCAGGGCGTTGAGTTCTGCGATAAATTGTTCTTTAACCAGCGCCATGATGGCACCTTGAGATTTATATTTTTCAGGGGAAGTCAAAGTAAACTCACAGACAGTATGAATAGCTTTACCAAATGCAGTAAAGATATTCCCCTCAAACTGGGCAACCTTGTCAATATAAGTCAGTTTGTGATAATGTGGACAAATGTGCCAATTCCGCCATTCGGAATAGGAGATGTGCTTGCCGGCCATGTGAACTCTTTCTTAGAGATTATGTAATTTCTCTATCTTATTATACAACAAAGGGCTGATTTTGAATAGTATTTCTTTATTTCCCATATAAAAAGCTTCAAAACCAGTTGCAAAATATTCTCTGAGGGATACCGATGCATAAGGTCTTACAAAGATGCCGGCTGTAGCTAACTTCAGCATATTTCCACCGACTCTATCATATAAGAACACATCTAAGTCTTTGTTGTACTTAATATCTGTAAAATCATACTCTTCGGTCCAATACCCCTCTGAGCGTAATTCAGCTTCTAGCATTTTTCGTTTTTTTAGAAATTCTGCCTGGATCTCGCCGTCGCCATAAATCTCTTTTACATACTCTGTTTCTAGATGGTGTGCCATCTCATGAATCAGATCATCTAGGAGATCAACTAGTTTATCCTGTTTATCTGACAAATAAAGCCAGTCGTTAGAATATAAGGCTGATATATTTCTGTCGTCAAATTCGTCTCGGTGGGCAATTTCTACACCCTTGAGTCCCTTGAAATAATGTGAAGGAAATTTATCTTCAACTGCCCTAAAGACAGGGGAAAAGTCCACACCATCCTCTGCGGGCTCTTCTTGGTTGACTACAACGCTACCAAACCTAAAATGCCGGGTGGTATCTTTAGTCTTTTCTAAAATGTAATCTCTCATAATATCTCTGCTGCTAAAGTTGCTAATTTGGATCTTTCACCTTTATAAAGAGTCACGTGACCAGAAATCTCATAATTCTTAAATTTTTCAACAGCATGTGTAAGTCCATTAGACACAGCATCTACATAGGAATTATCTATCTGCTGAACATCTCCTGTCAAGATAAGTTTTGTCCCGTGTCCCACTCTCGTAATTATAGTCTTAAGTTCATGCGCTGTTAAGTTCTGAGCCTCATCTACAATAATAAATGCATTGGATATTGAGCGTCCACGAATAAAGGTCATGGCTTCAATTTCAATAATTCCTTGTTCTATTTGAATATCTAAAGCCATTCTATCTCCATAGAGATGCTCTAGATTATCTCTCAAAGGGGCTATCCATGGTGCCATCTTTTCTTCAAGAGTGCCTGGCAAGAAACCAATGTCGCGACCCATCGGCTGAACTGGTCTTGTAATAATAAGCTTATCATAACCGCCTGAGTTTCTAGTGGTATTGACAACTTGCTCTAATCCACATGCAGCAGCTAACAAAGTCTTACCTGTACCAGCGGGTCCGGTCATTGATACAATCTGGATATCTCTATTGAATAACAAATTCATTGCGAACTCTTGTTCTTTATTCTTTGCTGATAATCCCCATATATTTTTGTATTTTACCAATTTTTTCAATGGCGTGCTATGGTTCTTGAACTCACAAACAGCGGACTTGGTACTAGCCTTGCTCTTGAGAATTATAAATTGATTAGGGTATAACAAGGCATCTTCAGGTAAATAAACCTCATCACCTTCATAAAATTTGTTGATTACAGATTCATCTACCTCAATAGTAGTACACCCATCATACAGATTTTTTACTGAACTGATTACTTTTTGTGGTTGATAATCTTCGCATTTAATTCCGAAGGAATCACACTTGACTCGCATATTAATATCACGAGAAACAACCACAAGTTCGTGTCCTTCGGATATAAGCTTTTGGGCTGTAGCAATGATTTTATTGTCTGAATCTTCGCTATTCATACCTTCTGGTAAATAAGTTTTATCAAATTGTGCGGCGAACAACTTACCTTTACCACTTCCAAGCGTAACACCATCTAATAAACTGCCTTTTGCTCGGAGACCATCTAGAAACCTGTTAGTGACTCTGGCATTAAGCCCTGGAGTGTCTTGTCTGTGTTTATGTTTGTCTATTTCGTCCAGCACAATTGTAGGGATAGCTATATTCTTCTTGCCGAAAGCTAATATTGAACGAACTTCAGTTAATAAAACATTTGTGTCTAGTAATACTGTTTTGGTCAATTTTTGACCTCCTTGTCTATTATAATAAATAGTTGTTTAGACAAAGAAAAAGCCGCCCGAAGGCGGCTGGTGGAGGTAGGGAGAATTGAACTCCCGTCTTGTCTGGTTCCACAAAGAGGTCATTTACAAGGTTAGTAATGCTTTTATCGTCGGCAGAACACTTGACTAGATCATTTTACTTATGGTGAAAATAATCAAAAACACTTAGAAATTCAAATACGGCTTTCTGTTTTTTGGCTGCCGTCGCCTCAAGCTAAGTCAGGTTATTAAGCTGCTTGTGCTAGTTGAAAATCGTCGTTTGCGATTAAAAGTTTAAGCGTTTTTAGTGAGCCACGCTTCCCTCACCCTTGCACCTTTTTCACTTTCCCATCAATCGATACCGTTTACCCCCTTATGACATTATCTTAGTATATAACGAAGAACTTGTCAAGTTATTTATCTTCATAATATGCTAGCAATAGCTGTCATGGCTTTCAAAGCTCACAATAGCAGTATAATAGTTAAAAAAGAAGTGTTAAGTTAAAAAAGTTAAAAACTGAATTAAATTTCTAAATCTAGATCAAGTTCTTCTTCTGCACCCTCGGCTTCTTCATCTTCAAATTGATCTAAATCTTCTTTTTCTTTCTCTGCTTCATATTCGGGGGTTGTGACGTCTGGGAGAGTAGTTGTCAAGTCATTTTCAAACTTATCAAAGTATAACAACAAGTTTGTGATCAAATAATCGTAGAACAAATCCCTATCTTGGTCATCTGCTAGCATGTCATATGCATCTACTATTTGTTTTTCTACTCTCTTAAAGGTGTCAGCAGCAAAATTCCTGCCTGTTTCGTTCTGGTCATCTATTTGAACGAACTCTTCTTCTTCGTCGGCATCTTCAATATCAATAAATTCACCATCTAAATCTTCTAGTTCTTCATCGCCATCAATAACAATATCAACATCTTCAGACAAAATATCTTCGCTTATTTCATAAACTACATTTTCTCCGATATCTTCAGCATCAGTAGTTACTTCAATTGGTCGCAGTGCGCCTTTGATAGCATGGACCAGATGATTACGAAAAGATTCTCTCTGATCAACAGAAGTGGTCAACATCAGGTAATCGTCTTCAATTGTAGGGATAATGTTTCTGAGAAGGTCAGCTAAAACATTAATACCAGTATAGGTGCTAGGCTCTTCAGTGCCTGTTTCGGCTTCAACTAACAAAGTTCTAATAACAGATCTCAGTTGGGATTCTTGTTCATGAATTGCCTTAAGACGATCCTTTAGTTTTCCGCGAACATATTCGCGAATCAACTGTTCAGCTATTAAGGTTTCTCTGTTTATCATAGTTAAAAAATCCTCTATAATTATCTTCGTCTTTGTCGTTTAGGACGATTTACTTTAGGTTTATTACTTTTTTTGCGTCTTTTCTGTGGGAAAGAAGCAGGAGCATAGCCAGGAGAACCCAAAGGTGCCCCAGTGGCAAAACCGTTTCCACCGCCCTGTACAGCGCCGCCAGCCTGAGCAGACATTTCTTCTATAGCTGCATTTATTTCAGAGTCTATTTGATCAGTTGGTTTAAATATCCTCCATACCTCTTCGCCGTCAACAACGTCAGGCATATAAGATAGAAACTCTTCTTTCTTGTTATCTGTAATAAAATCCCGCATATGTTCAGCACTATAGGTAATACCCTCGGAAGAAGTTATGGGGTCTTCTTCAATTTCCTCTACTGACACGCCAGGGTTATGTCTTTCTGCATATGATTTAGCATTTTGAAAACGGGTATCCCCTTCGTCCTTACTACTTTTGATTAGTAATATTGTATCTTGTGGTCTTGATTTTACAGGGTCAGCCAAAAATTCGTATACTGTAGTGACAGGACTTCTATAGTCTGCAATTTCTACGCTTATATTTGGCGAGGCATCAGAAGATGATAAGAGTTTAGACCATATTTCTAGTGACTGTTCAGCAGATACCTCTGGTTTATCCACAGGGCTGATTAAGACCATCACATTGTCTACATCTGATCTTTTTGCTACTTGATTCACAAATTCATAATGACCTTTATGAGGTGGCTTGAACTTACCGGGGAATAAAGCAATCCGTTTACCTTTTTCTTCGGTGAGAGATTGAACAGATTCATTGCGTTGACCAGGCGCTTCAGAATCTGAAATCTGTTGTGACATTTCATCAGCAATAACCTTAGATTGGTCAATAGCTTGTTGTCCAGCACCGATAGCATCGCTTCTTTTGCGGTAAGTGAAATAATTATTTACGTTTTCGGCTAATCTAGCAGTCGCATCAAAAACTTTCTGAAGATTATCAGACAAGTATTCCATATATTGCTCTGCTACACTTATAATTCTATCAGAACTATAAGGAAGAGACCCTAGAGCTTCATAGTCAACCATCGGAGCAATTGCCTTCAATTGTGATGGACTAATTGACCATTGTCTCTGAGATGATTCTACTAGTAAAGATTCGTTCAATAACTGTAGGTCATCCCACATTTTTCTACATTCGGACACAGAATATTGATATTCTTTTCTGTTAGCAGGTTCTGCATCAGGTTGTATATCTTCACCATCAGGCACTTCATCAGTTATGGTTATTTTTTCTTCCTCTTCTTTGTTAGAAAGTTTACGAGCACGCTCTTTAGGGTCATATCCAGCGGTTAGCTGAAGTAATTCATATTGGACATCCCAGTTTTTGGCAGAACGTATCTTATTTAAAGATTGTTTACGATCCATGCCGGGCAATAAGAACAAATCAGCTTCTTTTACTAATCCGCCTTTTCCGCCTGTAATCAAAGCGTCAATAAAATTATCCCTAGTAAAAGTAAATTTCTCAAGGACGATCTGTTCACCATCTTTTCTACCAACGATGTAAACCATAAGTCCAAATTCTTCTAGTGAATCTATAAGATTAGTGTAACTTCCTTCAATATCTGTTATCTTTCCTTTTTTTCCTGGGGCTAAACCTTTTAGTAGTTTGAGACTTACAGGTACAGCCTTGCCACCTTTCAATTCAGAGAATGCAATCAAATCCTGAATAGGAAGATTACCTTTTTCAGTTCTGCCGGCCACTTGTTCACCACGAAGTAATCCAGCCATAAAGCCTTCAAAAACGAAACCAGCAGGCGCTTCCCCGAAAGACTCAATAACAGCCTTGACAGATTCTAATAAAATTAAAGTACTGATGATTCTTCTAGGAGATCTAATACCACCCTTTGGATTATTGATACTATCATTTAGAAATTTAAGCTTTTCTTGGATGGTTGCACCGCCACCAACAGTATCAAATATTTTTTGAATTTGTTGCCTTTCCATAGATTTGGGATCACCCCAAGCCTCAGTTGGTACAAATTTAGGAAGGGACAAGACAAACTGTTTTGCTTTTTCTCGCTTAATGTTCTTCTCGTCTTCTGTTAGAATATTTTTAGATCGGGAAACACTTTCTTTGGCGACAACAGGAGATGTTCTCCCTCCAAATTTAAACATTCCAAGAATTTGATTGAGGGGTGCAAAATTACCAGAGAACTTGTATGTGTGTCCATCATAATCAAAAACAACAGCCTCAACAGGAGTGGTTATTTGAGAAAAGTCTTTGATTTTGTTTAGGTGTCTTTGCATTACTTCCATGGCAGCAGGGTTTTCGGAACCCATTGCTGTCAATTCTCTAACTGCTGTTCCTAATTCATCTCTTAGGCGGATTACTTCCTTATCAGTATCTGCAATAAAAACACTATCAAGTCCTTTTAATAGTTCTACAGCAAAATCATGAATAATTATTTCAAGTGGCTCAATAGCTTGTTGTAATAAAGATTTTCTACTATTGATTACTTGATTTAGATCTTGAAGATCTTGTGGGACCAAACCCTTCTTGAGTGCCCTTAATCCGATATTGCCGGGTAATTTCAAGAGATACTTTACAATCTCATCTTTCATATTATCTGGCAACTCTGTATCCAGACCATGGTATAAACGAGAATATAAATAATCAGTCATGGTTGAATCATCTGATAATCCATTTTGTGACATTTCGCGATTGATCTTATTTATAGATGATTTTATTATCTCTTCGTCTTCTAATTTTTGAAGTTGTATGATAGCCTTTCTGGCAAGATTGAAGGGGCTGTCGGATAATTGTTGTTGCATCTTCTCTAGATTATTATCAATAATTTCTAAAGATCCCTCTGGGATGGGTCGTTTTTCTGCCTTTTCACTGTCCCATAGGAAATGTCCCACTCCATGTATTTTAAGCGTCTTATGATCATACTTGATAACATTGACAGAACCTGGGTCATTAGAATCTCCATCTGTACCTGGGTCCATTATCTCTGCATTATACCATATATCAGCATCCCGACCAAAAGCCTTTATTTTTTCTTCGGAAGATAGTGCCTCTACAGCTTTTTCAAATGCTGCGAACCCACCTGTGAATGCTTGAGTCAATCCACCTCGTCCAGCAAATTTGGTAGCTAATCCTTCAGCATCAAGTCCGCCAGCTTTTAGATTTCCTTTATTTCGGGCTCCGCGGGCTCTACCTTTTGTGGATTGGGGTGTTCTTCGGGACACCTTATTTTCCATCTCATCTTCAGGAACATATATAAAATCATCGTCCTCTAAAGAATAAGAGAGAAACAGGTTCTGTCCATCTACTTTCTCTTCAAATTCTAATTCTGCATTTGCAGCTAATTTTAGAATCTCTTTCATCTTGCCAAAAGATAAAGTAGGATTATCGTAGAGATGGTCCATGTGACCTGCAACACCACCCATGTTACTTCTCCTCGTTCAGAAGCTTTAGTTGTTCTTCTAAAGAATTTACACGTTCATTTAGAGTTCTTACATGGCGTTTAATAGAACGAAGGTGTTCTTTGGCTACCGAGAGACGATTCGTGTCTCTTTTGTTTGTAACTCTCACGCTTGTAATAATATCATATAACGCCTGTACAGACGCAGCGGGATCTATTCTTAAGTCTTCTTTTAATAGAAGAGCTTTAGTCAGCTTTTTTAGCACTTGATTTCTTCTTAGCTTCTTTTTTAACAGGAGCCTTTTTAGCTTTAGGTTCTTCTTTTGCAGGAGCTTCTTCAGCTTCAGCTTCAACAACAGGCTCTACTACTGGAGCAGGTGCTTTACCTTCAGCAGCTAGGGCTGCTGCACGACGACGTTTTCTTAATCCTGGGCTTGCCATTTTAATATCCTCCTTGGGGAAAGTGAAACGAATATGTAATATAAATAGTTACTAAATTCTCTCTATGTCCTATGCGGAACCTGATTCTTCAATGATAACACCCCCATCAACCACTTTGAATACATATTTAGCATACGATCCGCTGGGGTTTGTGCCATTAATATACAGGTAATTTGAAGAACCTGAAACATATAGATTTTTCTTTGCTGTCAGTAAATCACCATCAAGTGTAAACCATGAAGTGTTTGTATCAATTGAGGCAACACTGTTTGTTACAGAAGTTGTAAGATTACTGACTTTTAGAATATTATCTGTCAAAGATGCATCAAGGGCTGTTATGGTTGAATTTATAGTAACAACATCAGCATTTAAAGTAGATAATTCAGCAGAATGAAGTGTGTCTAAGGACAGGTTTTTTTGGAACTCTAGTGCATTTTCTAAATCGTGCGCCGCCAAAAGCTTTTCAAGCGCAGTATTAGTGGCGATGACTGGATCAATAATTCCTAAATTTCTTTTCTTGCCCATTTTATCTATTCAGAACCAGCATAGTAGCCAAGGTCTGCATCCTTGAGGTCTAATCTGTAATGTCTGTCCACATATCCAAAAATATTAATTTTGCTAGCTTGGGCTGCCTTTGCATATATTGCAACACCTTGATGAGGGATTCCTGGGTATATTTGAATAAGTCCTGTTCTTTTTGGTATTTCTATGGCAAAAGTTTTTGTAGGATCTGCAAAGGTTCCTGTGCCACCAATCTCTATTTCTACCTCTATATTGCTTACGGTGTCATGATTACCAGCCCATAAGAATATTTCATCAAAAGCATAATCAGTAGTTGTATGAATTAGAGTACCTGTGGTTAATACAGAGATTCCATTAGTTGAAGTTGCAGCAGACAATGCAAGTCTGGCGTTCTTGCTGGGTTTCCATTTATAGGCTGTACCTGTTACAAGCGGTTTGGCGGATTGATTTCCTAAATTAGCCATTTTTAAAAATACCCTCCACAGAAAGGATCATTATACATATTATGTCTAACGAAAAACCTTTTCAAGTTTTAGGTTCATTTCCTCAATCCAGACTCTATCAATTTGAGTATTGATTGCCGGCTTTTTATTAGTTTTCTCCCAGAGCCACATCTCACCCTTTGCTACAGCCTTCCTTAAGAATACTTTAATAGCAACCAAAGGAGAAGATAAACCAACATTTTCAATTACGGGATATCCTGCAAAAATAACACCTACAAGTTCATTATCTTTATTTATAATTGGCGACCCGCTTGATCCAGGTTTGGTTGGTATTGTATAAATGGAGTACCCACGATTATGAAATCCTGAAAACACTCCCTTGAAGATAAGAACAGATCCTGGCCAAAACAACCCGTGTGGTGCTGCCATATTTGTGACGGTTTCACCTTTTGCTGGCTCTTCGTTAGCAACTTTGAGAACAGGGTGACTGGTATAAACATCTGAAACCTGCAATAAACATAAGTCAAAACGACGGTTTATATCAACGACACGAGCCCTATATTCAGAACCCTCTAAATCCACAACAGTAAAAATAGATCCCTTATTTATTACTTTGTAACCGTCAATATTTTGAACTTTAGGAATTTTGTTTTCACAAGAATGACCAGCAGTCATAACATATGATACGCTTTGAGATACTTCGCTTCTGAAAACATATGATCCAGAGGAAACATATCTCATCATTGCTTTTTGGCAAGCGACTTTATCTGTTTTAGGATCTTTACCACAACCTTCAAGTTCAATTGAATGACGAATTTGCACGAATGCATGTCTTGGTAAAATTTCTTTTTCTGATGCTTGGTTGACGTTAACCGTAGCACATCCACTGACGCAACTAGACAAACTAAATAACGAAATTATAAGAAACTTGACGTAAATTGGTGTTTTTTTCTTCATAGCTTAGTAACTAGATTGAAAGGATACTATTTATCCACAGTAAATCAATACAAATCATTTACTAAAGGAATGGAATTTCAAATGATGAGCACCATTATGTTATCTGGTCTTTTGCTTTTTTCGGGTCAAAGCCTTGATTTTCCTAAAGTTTGGCAGAAGATAGAAGGCAAATGGTCTTATGTCGGTCAAATTAAGGAAAAAACACAAATTTTGATTTGGATAGAAAAGAAAACAAAAACTCCAAATAATAAGATACTTAATAAAGAGATAAAGAAGATGCCATTTATCACTTTATCCCCATCGGGAGAGGTACTGAACCTAAATCCACTCCCATAAGGAGCGGTTTTGTATGTTCAAACTCCTAACAAGAAGAATTACCCTCTTGGGCATTTTGGCCCTTGTTGCGGCTACTGCGTTACATTATCAAATAAAGGCTAACAGCCTATATAAGACTGTTTTTCCGAAAGAGTCTACATTTTATACCCCTGGACAACATAACAATTGTAAGTGGGTAGTACACATCAGCAGCGAAATAACAACAGAACCTGGGGATAACTCAGCCGCGCAAATAGGAATACCAGAAGTAAGCAAAGATGGGTATATTGCCGGTATTTTGCAAAATGGTCCTGGTAACTCTCTCTTATTCGCTTTTAAATTACCAACCCAGTCTGATGAATCTCCTCCTATTATAATGACTTCTGTTTATAAACCACAGGATTTACCATTACAGCAGGTGAGATTCCGAGTATTCAATAGTACTGCGATGACAATGATACTGTACTCAACATATGAAAAATGTATTGAGGCTACAATGAAATGAGACGGTTAGTTTTCTTTCTGGTTCCCTTGGTTTTATCTGCCTGCCAAGCTTGTCTTGAAGACGACCAGTTAGTGCCGCTTGAGTGCCGCCCAGGAGAACAACAACTGTGTGATCACACAGGAGCTATATTATCATCTCTTAATCCAGATGACCCACCGAAAAAAGCCGGACAATGTAGCTATGGAGTAATGACATGCAGTTTTGATGGCTGGTCAGAATGCATAGGGGCAATAGGACCAGAGCCAGAAGTTTGCGATGGATTAGATAATAATTGCGATGCACTTGTTGATAACAATTTCCCAGAAGAACATCAATTGTGCGGGTTTGTTGAGGGTGCTGATTACGGTGTCGGTATTTGTGCGCCAGGTGTTATGAAGTGTGATAATGGAAATCTTTATTGTGACGGACATGTCGGACCTGAAGAAGAAATATGCGACGGGCTTGATAATAATTGTGACGGATCTGTAGATGAAGGTGTTGCTAATACTACAGCCATTGTTTGTTATGAGGGTCCTGATGGTACAATGGCTATCGGTGAATGCCGGGCAGGAGTTAGGTACTGTCAGGATGGTGGTTTTGATGGACCATGCGACGGACAAGTTTTACCGATAGAGGAAATCTGTGATAATCTTGATAACGATTGTGATGGTGAAGTTGACGAAGGTTTTGATACTCGTGGCGTAGATTTGGTTTTTGTTTTAGATATATCTGGTTCGTTTGAAGACGAGATAGACTCTATGATAGAAGGGATCACGCCGCTTTTAGACGACCCGATAACGAGCAATTTTCGCTTTGGGCTTGCTGTCATAGGTAGACAGAGCAGTGGACAATTTGAACCACCAATTCATCGCCACTCTGAGATGGTAACTAACTTCGTTCCTGCTGATGAATTTTTAGAATATCTTGAAGCTGCTAAGCTTTTAGAGGATGGAGGAATTGAGCCCTCTATTGATGCAGTATTATGGTCAATGAATGGTATGTATCCTTTTGGCTGGACCCCAGGGAGTCAAAAAGTCATAATATTAATGACAGATGAAATAGCTCAAACTATTGTTAGTAATAATGTAGCACAAGTCAATGCTCATGCTGTTGATCACGGTTTTGAGATATTTGTTTTTGCTCTCCCTGAACATCATACATCATTCTTACAGATGGTGAGAGGCGAGGGCGATAGGCTGTTTACACCGGCAGTAAATGCCGAAACTGTCTTTCAGCAAATTAGACAAATATTTGAGGACCTATGTATCGGTCGTTAGTCCTCTAAGGCTTCCACAATTTCGTCAGATTCTTCTTCATCTTTTTTGCTAGAGTCAAAGTCAACCTCAACGGTTTCTTTTCCTTTCTCAAAAGCAAATCCAACATTTCCACTAGTGGTTATATATTTGCTACCACTACCTTCCTTCTTGAATTCTTCCTCTAATTGACTATACATATATTTTTCAATATTTTCTTTGAGAGACTTGGTATTATTCAAGAGATGTTCAACAATAATCTCTAATCTTTCAGCCATTTCAAGAGACTTTTTAGGGTCTCCGTGCTTAAGACTTGTGAGTAAAAGTGGAATAACATTGGGATGACTCTTTTCAAAAGCCTCTATAGAATCTAGAGCCAATAAATGAAGAAACTTCCCAGCTTTATAATTTTTGATATTTAACTTTAGTTCTATATCTTTAGGTTCCATTTTATCTCCCCCTTGGTATAGTATGTATAACTAGTAATTATCTTCTACATGTTTCCGGATAATTTCTTTAATTTTTTCCTTTTCTTCGTCTGTTTTGGCATGAGCCCATGACCAGGCAAGAGTCAATTTTATGTCTCTAGTTTCTGCCTCACCTTTCTGAATATATTTCTCCAATTCGTCTGAGACTTCCGTAGAATCAATATCGCTTGTTTTGATATTCAAAGTTGAAGCAATCACAAATAAAGTGGCTAAATCTCCATCGTTGTATGCTTCTGAGGCTTCCGAAAAATACCCGGTCAAAACTTCAGAGTCCACCTTATCGGGATGTGTTGCTTTTGAAATCCTTCTATAAAGTTTTTTCATATCTTTAGATTTTTGTTTTTTCTCTTTTTCTAATTCTTCGTCTTTTTTATCCTTGGAGAGTTCTTTTGCTCTTTTCATCATTTTTTCATATTCGTCTGGGAAATCTTTATAAAATTGTTCCTTGAATTTCATAAACTTTTCTTGAGTTTCCTCAAGATCCTCTGACACATACTGTGCATGAAATACTAGTTTTTTTATATTTTTAGGACTTTCATCGGACATATTATAAGTATCCCCTTAAAGAAAGAAGGGGCGGCATAAAGCCACCCCTTCCAAAAAACCTTTACTGATATTTAGTACTATTGTTTATGCACCTGCTTTGACTTGGAGCGTTAGAAGCTCTTCAGCGTTAGAGGAATCATAAACGAAGAGAAGGTCAACCTTATCTGTACCGTCTACCAACTTGAGCAGACCACCATTAGATGCATCACCCGCGAAAGCAAACTTAGCTTTGAAAGCATCAACGTTTGCTTGAACAGCAGCATCACCACCAGAGCGATCAACAGCTTCAGCAGCAATAAGTACACCCAAAGCATTATCAGCAGCCGTGCGAGTAGCACTGGCAACATTGATATCAGCAGCGCGAGCAGCAATCTCGGCATCAACATTTGCGTCAATACTAGTATCAGCAGACAAACGTGATGATGCTTCAGCAGAAATTGCAGCACTACGTGCAGCAGATTCAGCAGCAAGATTGACACTAATACTAGCATCAGCAGATGCAGCTACTGATTTCTCAGAAGATACAACGCCTACACGATTAGAAATCTCGTTAGCAACTTGATTTATTAGTGCAACATCAGCAGCTTCACGAGCCGCAACTTCTGTAGACAATGCCGCATCCTCGGAAGAAATCTCGCTAGAGAGATTTGCACTGAGAAGAGTATCGCCTGAAGCCATGCTGGATGCTTCTGCCGTTAATGCAGCAGCACGATCGCCAGCTTCGGTAGCAAGATTGTCACTGACAATAGTATCACCAGAAGCGTAAGCAGTTTCTTCGCTGTTGACAGCAACCTTACGAGAACTGATTTCAGAACCTAACAAGGTATCAATGGAAGTATCAGCAGCTTCGTGAGCAACAACCTCGGAAGAGATGCCACCAGAACGAGCAGCGATTTGAATAGTCAAATCACCAGCAATTGCTGTATCCACGGATGCACGTGCAGTAGCTTCGGCAGCAACCAAAGTACCACGAGCGATTACAGCAGAAGAAATATCTTCAGACTGTGCTACGTCGCCTGACAACTGAGAACTAGTTTCAGAAGAAAGATCTCCGGATCTTGCAGCAACTTGTGCTAAAATCTTTGTTTCCAAAGATGTGTCAGCATTACCACGGTTTGTTTGCTCACCAGCAATCGCACCATTGCGAGCACCAGTCTCTACAGCAAGACGATTCTGAATGCTAACATCAGCAGCACCACGTGATACTTCTTCAGCAGCAATATCAGCAATTCGTTCAGACTTGGCAGAACTCAAAGAGGCTGCCAAAACAACATCACCAGACTCACGTGAAGAGAGTTCTGAAGATAGAGCACCCGAGCGACTAGCAACTTGGGATGCGATATTCACTGAAATCAGATTATCACCTGCCAAACGCGAGGATGCTTCTGATGAAATTGCAGCATCTTCTGCTACCAATTCATTAGAAAGGTTTTCGTTAATAACAACGCGATGACTAGCTTCAGCACTAAACTGAGCGTTTAGGGTTACATCACCACCGCCTTCTGGAATAGCAACTTTTAGAAATTCACCTAGCTCGTCGTGAGCAAGCATGGACTTCTGAAGGACTAAGCCTTTTTTATTAGAAAGATATGTAGCCATTTTATTTTTGTCTCCTTATAAAATGATTATTACAAAAGTGCTAATTATGCACCTTTGTGGAGTTCTAGAAGTACAACACCGGAAACGGTGGTGAAATTCATGCGGACAACATCGGAACCATCAGTTAGGGTGAGATTTGCACCAGCAGCTTGTGTGACATCGCCACTGAAGCCGAACTTGGAATCCAAGCTTGAAATTTCATTCATGATGACTGTATCAGCAGCCAAGCGAGATGAAGACTCAGAAGAGATTTCACCTGCTTTTACTACATCAGCAGATTGACGAACAGAAACTTCTTCAGACAAGTCTGATGAACGAGCACCAGCAGCGCCGATGATCTTGGCATCAAGACTGTTGTCTTTATTAAGACGTGTAGCTTCTTCGGCAATAACAAGAGCAACACGCTCTGAAATTTCAGAAGAAATGCTAGAATCAAGAGCACTGTCACCAGCGGCTCTGATTGTTGCAATTGACCCGACAGCAGTATTACGATCAGATTCTTCACCAGTAATAAGAGTCATGATGCTATTATCGGCAGCAAGACGAGAATTACCTTCAGTAGTAGAATCAGCAGCGCGAGCAGCTTCTTGAACATCAATAGCATCAGAAACAGCTTGATCAGCTACAACACGAGAAGATGCCTCGGTTGACACAGCTTGACTTCGTGCTGTTGCTTCAGCAGCAATATTTACACTAATTGCACTGTCGGCAGCGCCACGTGCTGCTGCCAAAGAAACAAAAGCATCACTAGCAACGGCGAACTCTGTAGAAATTGCTTGAGACAAGAGAAGATCCTTAGAGGCACGAGCAGCAGCCAAAGATGTCATTTCAGAACCACGTGTACCAGCTTCAGATGCAATATTGGCAGCAATATTGTTATCACCGAGTAGGCGAGAAGAAGCTTCAGAAGACAAAGCTGCTGAGCGACCAGCAATTTCAGCAACCAACGCTGTAGAAAGCGCCTTGTCGGCAGCAGATCTTGTAGCATCTTGTGCAGAGTGTGCAGAAGCACGGTTAGTTGCTTCATCACTGATCAAGGTACTCAAAGAATTATCAGCAACCAAACGAACTGACATTTCAGTTGATTGATCTTTCTCGGCATTACTAAGTTCAGCAGAGATTAATCCATCAAGTGTACTGTCAGCAGCAACACGAGAACTTACAGCCACAGAGAGATCAGTACTTCTATCACTTGACTCGGTTCCGAGTAGTGTAGAGATGCTGTTATCACCTGTAAGACGAAGAGCTTCTTCTGCAATGACAAGTGATGTACGTGAATCAACTTCACTAGAAATAGAACCACTTAGGACCACATCACCTGAAAGGCGTGAGCTACGCTCAGCAGAAGCAGCAATAGAACGAGCACTAGCTTGATTGCTAACTGCTGTTGCAATGCTATCACGTTCTGTTTTTTCTAGAGCCAATTTCTCATTGACGTTTTTAGATCCGTCTGAAACCAATAGGAGTGCAGCTAGTTCAGAGGACGCATCAAGCATCTCCTTCTGTAGGACTAAACCATCTGCATCACCGGCATTAATATATGTAGCCATTTTTTATTTCCTCCTTAGAAAATAAATCTGTAATCTAAACAACCAAATAATACAAAACCAACAAAGAGTTCTTGAATCTTAGCTCAAGAACATCTTCACTAGAGTTGCATTTACCTTGACAAACTTAGCTGTTACGGAATTACCGGAAGTAGCATCAGTCATTACGAAATTACCACCACCAGCACCGTCACCACTGTAAGCAAGTCTATCAGTAAGAACTTTTAGTTCAGAACTTCTAGCAGCATCACCAGCAGAGCGATCACTAATAGCGGTATTCAAAACAGCAGCCAAGGAATTATCAGCAGCCAAAGCAGCAGCTTCTTCAGCGATAACAAGTGCTGTACGTGCAGAAACTTCTGTAGACAATGCGCTTGATTCAGTGGCATCACCAGCGATACGAGCAGTACTAGCATCGGCAATATCAGAACCACGATCAGAAATACCATTGGTCAACTTGAGAGCAGCAGATGTATCACCAGCAGCGCGCAAGACTTCTTCGGCAGTAATAGCAGAAACGCGAGCAGAAACAGCAGTTGAAAGATCTGCGGTAACTACGACATCACCAGATTGACGAGAACTCGTCAAGGCTGTGTGGTCTGTAGCACGAGCAGCAGCTTCGGCATCAATCTCACCCTGTAGAAGGAGATCAACTGAATTACGAGCAGCAGCTTCAGCAGTAACGGCAGCTATACGAGCAGCTTTTGCAACAGATAGAGCAGAACTATTAGAAGAATCACCAGCTTCACGAGCAACGACTTCCTCAGAAATCTTAGCAACGCGATTAGCAACAGCAGCGTCCTTATCAGCAACAAGTGTTACATCAACACTACCACGGGCAGTGATTTCAGCAGCAATTGCATTAGAGTATGCAAGTTCTTCAGCATCTAGAGCGGCAGAAATAACTGCATCACCAGATTCACGCTCACTCAAGCGAACACTCAAATCGGAAGTGCGATTTACTACTTCTGAAGAAAGAGTAGCAGCCAAAAGAGTATCTCCAGAAAGTCTGGAAGAAGCAACAGCGGCTAAGCCAGAATCTTCGTTACCTAGTTCTGTTGTCAACTCACCGTCAACAGCAGTATCGCCAGCGCCGCGAGCATTAACTGCCACGACCATCAAAGAAGCACGTGCATCTTCAGCATCACTAAGCTTGGTATCAAGACTTGAGTCTTCAGTACCACGCGTACCAGCTTCAGCAGCAACAGCAGCATTCATTGCTAACAATTCAGCAGAAATAGCTGTTGATTGAGCAGTATCACCTGCTTGGCGAGCAGCAACCATAGCATCAAGATCAACAGTTGCTCGTGAAACTTCAGCAGACAATGCTGAGCTTTGAGTATTATCACCCGTACCACGAGCATTAATTGTTACTGTCATGTCAGATGCACGAGCAGAAACTTCAGAACTTAAGGATGCTGAAACAACACCTCTTGCTGTTGATGCTTCGCTAAAAGCAAGGTTTAGTTTTTTATCTAAACCAGACTCGGGTTCGGAAACCATTAAAACTTCAGCAAGATCAGCGGATGAATCAAGCATTTTCTTTTGTAAAACTAAACCAGAATTGGATGCGGCGGTAATATAAGCCATTTTATATTTTCCTCCTTTTTATATGTTACGAAACAATTTTGAGACTGATGAACAACCAGGGTTACCCCTTTTGTGCAACATTCTAAAACCTTCCTTTTGTGTGAACGTTATAGAAACCATTTCGCTATCACTTGTATCTAGTCTCAGAGATAGATAACAAAACAGCAAAACGATTTATATTTTGTGAAACATTCTTTCGTATAAAAATACGAAACACTTTATCAATTAGTCTTCAAAATGACAAAAGGAAAAGGTTAGAGAACATTGCGGCAAATTAGATTTAGTTAGTCTTGTCTAAGATGCCCTCTATAAACGCTGCACCACAGAATATATTCAAACTTTTTATAAAAAAAGCTCCCTAAAAAGGGAGCCCTGGAGGAAGGAGAGGGATTCGAACCCTCGGTGGGTTTCCCCACACAGCATTTCCAATGCTGCACCATCGGCCTCTCGGTCATCCTTCCATATATAAGCAGTTTGAAGACATACTTAGGTCATACGCTAGAATCGCACTCTATGGTGGAGAGTATCGGAGTCGAACCGATCACCCCCTGCGTGCAAAGCAGGCGCTCTACCAGATGAGCTAACTCCCCAGCACCATAACTAGAAGACGGACACATAAAAACATTATTCACTTCTTTTTAAACCTAAAATCAATCCACGACTTTATGTAATACATTAAACCTAGCCAGACTGAAAAAACAAGCCCATCTGTGTAACTTAGATTATTCCATACATCTAGAAAATTCAATTATACCTCCTGAAGCAGTTTATGGACTTGCTTAGGTCTTATATGGAGCCGCTTATCCGACTTGAACGGATGACCGTCGGTTTACAAAACCGAAGCTCTACCAACTGAGCTAAAGCGGCGTTGGTAGGGGGCCAGAGACTTGAACTCTGAACCTACTGATTATGAGTCAGTTGCTCTAACCAATTGAGCTAACCCCCCACAGTTATATTATACTCTATTCTTTCTTTTGTTTATCGTTTTTTGGAAAACCGTTTTTGACTAATAATTTACCCATTTGCACATAATCTTTATTGATTTCAAAACCTGCCCATTCATAACCTCTTTGCTCGCAGACAAAACATTCACTACCAGTTCCAGCAAAAGGAATCAAAACAGTTGCAGTCTGCCCCTCTTCAATACAAGCATCTAACAGAGTTTCTGTAACCTTGACTGGTTTTTGAGTGGGATGAGAAATCAGGTCACTAATATCCGCTTCTTGGTTTTTCATTTCTTTTTTCTGGCGAGAGGTAATAAGCTTATCCATTGAAGGCGAATAAAAGAATCTTTCTTTAGAGCCAGCACCACCAGCTAAAGATGGAGAACAAATAACATCTCTAGGAAGAGCACCCTTATCATTTACAGTGTAGAGAGTTTCCTCACTGTCACCAAATCTTCCTTTAGTGCTTGGTCGTTTCCTTTTCTTATCTTTGTAGCCTTTAATAAAACGATCTGTATATGGAACCCTCACCTGATCTCTGTAGAACGTTTTATCTTCTTTCCAACAGCACAGGATAGATTCATGAGTTCTTTGCCAAAAGTTTAAGCTGGGAACAGTTTTGTTAGTATAGTGCCAAACTAGCCAACGTTGGTTTAGGTTAATATTGACTGATAAGTGTGCTAACACTTCGGAAAACCCATAAACATACATTGTTCCATTTGGTTTCAAAATTCGTTCACATTCTGTTAACCACTGTTGAGCCCAGGTAATATATTCAGATATTTCAAGTTTTGTCTTATTATTACCGTAATCTTTGCCTATATTGTACGGTGGATCTAGGATAATACAATCCACACTATCTGATTTGACTTTTTTGAGTCCTTCAATTACATCAATATGATAAATCATCACCACTCCACAGGGAGTATTTTACCACATTTCAATTTCTTTGATAAATGGCAAGTCAATTAATTTGTAATAGTTGTTGATGCCGCCAACAATATAATCATCATTGTCAGCTTTCTCACCGCCTTGTTGTTTTCGGAACGGTTCTCTGTCTAATTTGTTGATATACTCAACAAAATCTTCTTTTTCCATGAAATATGCACGAACCACTGGCGGTTGTATGTCGCGAACCTTCTCAGAGAGAAGTTGATTCTCCTGATTGGGATTTGGATTGATGCCAAAAAAGATAAAACGCTCCCAATCTTTCTCAGCAGCAATATGATTAAAGGTGAACCCATCTGGTTGAATTAGTTTTTTACCAGTTTTTGAATTCTTGGGCGAATTTGCCAGAGAGAACTTGATTTCTGTTTTATAACCATCAATGATTCTGTCATGCCCAGGATTTGTAGGTGATTCAACCGTGGCACCTAATTGCAACTCCATAAAACCCTCAACATACTCTTCGCCGAAGTGACCTTTTTGTTTCGGGTCCATCCGGGGATAATCCTCAAAGTAAGTACCTTTCCAATTATTGTGTAGAGAGCGATCAATATACTCTTTAAGGTTTTTATTTTCAAAGATTTTTTGATGTAGACTCATTTTTGTATTCCTTTTCTACGAGTTTACGAAATGTTTTTTCAACGCCTGGATTTACGATCCGAGCATGGGGCATAATATCGTGCCTAATAATACTTCTCATGAATTTCCTGTCTGCATTCCCTGGGTCTATAAGAAACGGTACTTCTTTCCTGTTACACCAGTCCTCCAGAGAGTATTTAGACGTAGAGATAAATGGTCTAATAACGTTTTTGTTGTTATAGGGGATAATCTTACCCTGACCGTGTATAGAAGAGAATAAAAACCACTCAATCACATCGTCTAAATTATGACCCGTAACAATCGGCATATTGAAACTATGGAAGAACTTATACCGCTCATCACGCCAATGCTCTTCAAGTGATTTTTTCGGCGGACAAGAATTATAATTAATTCCAATCACAACAGGGATATCTCTTCTATCACAAAAATCTTTTACAAACCTTTTACACTTTTTGCCGAACTCTGTACCATGATCAAAATAACAAGCTGTTACATCGTGGTTATTATTGAGGAAATCTAAAATAGCCATAGAGTCGGGACCGCCACTGACTGCAACCCCTAACTCTCTTGGTAAATTTCCTAAGATTCGTAACATCTCAACTCCTTGGCGATTCCGGCAGGATTCGAACCTGCGACCCACGGCTTAGAAGGCCGTTGCTCTATCCAACTGAGCTACGGAACCAAATGTGAAGAGTTTTCACCCGATCAATTACGGGATTCCTATCCGTGTGTATCTAACCCTACAAACCGTCTTCCACACGCAACTCTTCTAAGGTATGTGGGTACTGTAGGTAGGGACGCTGGCTCTTTTTAGCTGCCTGCCAGATCGGCTCAGGTTTACCCTTAACGCTTATCTTCGCCGGGTGTTTGCCTTTTTCATGTTACTCCTCGTCTGGTTTGAAACCGATACCACCGTGCCAGAAATCAATAGCACTTTCTGGTGCTGCTGTTCCTGTATCTGGAATAGTATCAATCAAATCATTGACGAACTTATCCACAGAAGCATTGAAATCCTCAAGGGATGCTCCCTCTTTGCTAAGGATTTGTAGTGTAAAACTACACTTCCATTGTTCATTATTTTTGGACATTGTTTTCTCCTAATCCAAATAAGTGATAATGTTATTACTTCTTGCGAAGTTTAAGATTCTTACCGGCAATAATAATATTAGGATTCTTAATATTGGGATTCAACTTCTGGAGCTTTTTACGGCTAATCTTATGTTTCATTGCAAGTTCGCTAAGAGTATCACCCTTTTGAATACGAACTGAGATTGTCTGACTATGTGAACAACCAATGAAAGAAAGGGCGAGCGAGAATACTAATACATTTTTCATTGTATTTCTCCTTATATTCCATAAACGCCGATGACGTCTTTTGCTTTATCTTCTAAAATATTACCACGTGGAAAGTTTTTAGTAGGTGTTTTCCAAGAAGCAGGTTTCCAAATCAAGCCGTCCTCTTTACTGACGAAAAACCAAACACTCTCCTGAAAACTACTGATTTGTTTAGCAACTTTATAATATTTACTGCCGGGATAGACTTTGATCTCCGGAGAATCAAGCCTGTTAAACTTTTCGGAATAATGTTCTTTGAGCATTTCTTCACACTCTTTGATGAAACCTTCCAAGTGAAACTCAACTTCGGGATTTGCAATCGCCATTTTAGTCTCCCTAAAATAAGAAGGTGTTCTTGACAAGGTGGTCAACAACCACATCGTGGATTTCCATAGCATTTTTGGGATGCTCTTTGATGGCGTCATACCAAGCGTCAAGCGCACTTTGACCTTTGGCGTTGAAAATGTTTTCAATATGATCTTGAACCGACATAACTCTCTCCTTATAATACTATATTATCACATTGATATTAGAAGTCAAGCTTTTTACGAAGCTTTTTCTAAATCACGCTCATAATAATGATTGTCATAACGAGGGTTTTCACGCTGCTCAATGACATCAATCTTATAACCACCACCTCGCTGAGCTTCTGTGACTAGTCCGACTTTACCAGCAAGCTTAGCACGCATGTTGCGCTTATTTTCTTTGAAGCGAATAAGAGACCCAACAGGAAACTTAGGGGGCAACGGAGCACAAGTATTGATAGCTTGGGTGATATTATCTACAAAATAACCTGCAAAATAATCCGTATGAGGATCGCTTACATCCCCATCCCTGGTAACCTTAATAAGACAGATCTTGTTACCACCGTTAGTCCTATCATAAAAACTAATGACCTGATTTGATCCCTCAAAGCGAATATACCAAAGCGAATCGTTGGCACGTTTCTGCTCTTTGATATCTACCTTAAGATTGATCTTTTTGGCACGATTTTGGATCTTTTTGAGTGCTGACTCTAACTTCATAACTTCTCTCCCTTACAACACTATAATAGCATTAATACGAAAGGAGTCAAGTAAAAATGAAATTAAAAACCAGTTACTTCTGGTGGAAATAAATCAACCTGAATCTTAGGATCACAAGCAACCAACTCTTTTGGTACCTCAAAGAAATCCATATCAATCATAAAAGTTTCTACAGCTTCACGGAGGGTAGGAGCCCAAATGGTAAAACTAACACCACGAACCTCAATCTGAAAACACTTCACTTTTTGTCCTTTCTTGAACGCTTATCAAGCATATACCGAAATTGTTCCTTTTGCAAGCTTTTCATGGTTAATTTTCTCTTTTTGTTTATTTTCTTCAGCAACTCTCGCTGCTTCTTGCCGTGCCTTGATCGCAGCCATGCGAATAGGGCAATTCCTCCAAAGGGCAAAACCAGGGCTAATAGAATACCAACCACTAGCGTAAATACTGTAATCATTCATCAGTACTCCTGTAATGCCAATATTAGTTCGGCTGGACCTTGTACATCATGATATGCGGCTGCCTGCATCGCTATATCTAAATCGTTTCCGTCTTTACAAATCTTATCCCCAAAGAAAACACATTGGTCTGGGGATTCTATCATATTGGAAAAGGCATAACTCTTATCCCAACCTTCTCTTGTAATATCAATAGAAATCTGTCCGCCAAGTCTGAAAGATAATCCCCATCCTTGAAACTCTTTTCTGAGTTGTTGAACGATCTTTTTGCGCTCACCACTTTTTAGATCCCACTGAACATAATCTTCTCGCTGATCTCTTGAACAGTTGCGACCTAAAACAGAAAAGTTGATCTGGCTTTCTCGCCACTCAATAAAAGTTCCTGTTTTTATTTTAGTGTGAGTTTTGCTAGCTATTTTTAGCAAGACATTAATTATGTGATTTATATCAGCACTTGAATAGTGATCTAATAATGTTACTTTATGAATTAGTTCTGGTTCCACGGGACTAGTTTCATCATCCATATCTAAATTACAGTTATAGACTCTGGTTCCGTTACAAGCATATACCCGGTCAAATAAAAACAAAAGATCATCTTTGGGGATCTGTTCTTCTATTTTTTCTAGTTCCGAACCTGTGACCAAATGACGCTTGGTTCCGGCTGCTGTGGACTTGAGAGCAGACAATACATCGTCTGTGATAGGTTGACGTGGTTCAGTAAGTGTACCATCCATATCAAACAGTAGGGCTTTTGGGATTAGTTTCATTTTATGTTATCCGATTATGTGAGAAAACAAATCTAAATCAACGGGAGGTATCATCAAATATCCAATAACGTTATATTCATATTCGTTTGTTAGATAGTACTGATCACTAGATAATTTAGAACTTGTCTTGATCAAAGAACTTGTTTCTGGAAATAATAGTATTGTATAAATTATGATTTTCTGATTGTCTTTGTCTAGGTCACCGTAAAATGCGTCTATGGTGACTCCTAGACGATTATGTTTGGTTGCCCTTACTACGGTACCTAAGTCCATCGCTTCATCTGGAATTTCCTTACTCCCAGACAAATCATCCGATAATGCATCTTCTAAAACACCTTTTAATTTATTTAGAATATCTTCACTAGTGGACACAGGTTATAATACCTCACTACCAATATATAATATCACAGAGTGAGATAATGTCAAGAAATACGAATAAAATCTATTATTTTTACGTTTCTGGATAAAGATTCTTCAGAATTAGAACACAGGTCAGTTGAAAGATATTTCTTATTATCGTCACACAGTATAGTGGCAGTCAGATCATCTGGGAACTCCGAAGCCTTCAGAATAGCTGAAAAAACGTTAGCGCCTGATGATATTCCTACTGAAAGTCCTACTTTATTCAGTTGTCGGGCTATATTAATAGCATCTTTGTCCGACACTCTTATAATTGGACTTAGGGCATCTAGATTTAGTATCTCTGGTACAAAACTGTCGCCTATTCCTTCAATTCTATGCCCTTTATCCTTGTTATTGATCGGAAATACCGGAAAAGCACGAAAATCCTTATTTCTATCGGTAAAATAGTGATGAAAGCCCATTATTGTACCGCCAGTGCCTGCCCCGGCAACAAAAATCTTCAATTTAGGCAAATTGTTGTCTTCTAGGGCTTGTTTGATTTCCGGTGCAGTAGTATTCATATGTGCAAAGACATTCCATGCATTATTGAACTGTTTTGGTCCAAAATAGCTCTTTTTCTTGCTTTTTTTAGCTGCAAGCTCAATACAATGCATAAATCCACCGTCTTTTTCACTTATTTCTATTAATTTTGCACCATAGAACCTTAAAAGAGACTTTCTCTCTTCAGAAAGCCAGTCTGGCATGTATATTTCAACTTTGCTACCCAAATAAGCGCCCATTGCAGCAAAGGCAATGCCTGTATTACCGCTGGTAGCCTCTACGATGGTATCACCTTCATCAAATTGAGATAAATTCTCTGCGCTCTCTAGGATTTGCAAAGCCATTCGGTCTTTTATACTACCAGAAAAGTTCCATGCTTCGTATTTTGCATAAACTACGACTTTTTTGCCATCTAATTCGGCAATTATCTTAATGAGTGGAGTGTTACCAACGAAATTTCTTAATTTCCGTATCTTCTGTGCAAATTCAGACATGCTCTATGCCTTAGCTATCTCTCCACAGATTATTAGCAGCAAACTTGATGACTTCTTCCGCTGAATCTTCATTATATCCATACTCTTCAATCAAAGTTGCTACCATTTCGTTGTATTTTCCTTGTTGCTTCTTGTCGCGACTCTTAGATTTAGTCACAATTCGTGAGATTTCCTTGACAGAAGAGGTTAGCTTGCTTTCAATCGCTTCACGAAGCGGAGCATAACTCCTCCAGTCAACTTTCTCACCACGACGGAGCTTAGAAAACATATAGGCTGTAATGTCAACACGGAAATTTTCTTTAGCAGTACCAATAATAGCAATTTGCTCCTCAATTGATGCCATAAACGTCTCATCTGGTGAGATTTCTTCGTTTGTTACATTATCTTTCACGGTTGACATGTTGACATATGCTTCTGCATGGTCCAAGTAGTTGTTGAAAAGTGCTTCTGCCTGCTCATCATAGGCAGAAACAAAAGCCTTGGTGATTTCCTTCTCTAGAATGCTCAAGTACTCGTCATGAAGCGTCTTACCTAAGAAGTCTAAGTAGCGATTGCGGTCATCTTCAACTACAATCTGGTCCTTGACCTGTTTGATAAGCGCATCACGGATGGAAATTGGAGTTACCATGTTCTTATCACTGTCAGATAATGAGGAATCAATAGCCTTCATAATGAATCGCGTAGAGATTCCGGTCATACCTTCGTCTCTAGCTTCATCTCTGAGGTCATTAATATCTATTTTCTTGACATGTCCCTTTTCAATGACTTCTTCACCATCATAAAGTTTCATCTTGGTTAGTGGATCAACTTTATTTGACAAGTGAAGACGACTCAAAACAGCAAACATAGCAGCAATTTCAAGAGTATGCGGCGCAATGTGACCATCAAAGTCAGATAAACCTAGCATTTTTTCATAAATCTTTTGTTCCTCGGAAACTTCCAAGCAGTAAGGAACATTCACACGAACAATACGATCAAGAATTGCTTCATTTGTATTTTCAGATTTGAATTTATTCCATTCAGCCTCATTACAGTGAGCTAAGATTACACCATCAAAGTAAATCATTGGACCTTTGCCTGGTGATGGTACTGCTTTTTCCTGAGTTGCTGTAATCATTGTATGTAAGAATTCAATTTCGTTCTTGAAAACCTCAACAAACTCAACGATACCACGGTTGCCAACATTAAAGGCACCATTCAAAGACAAAACACGAGGATCATCCTCAGAGTATAAATCTAATTTAGAAATATCTTCACTACCAACCAAAATTGTGACATCTTGACTATTGGCATCCATTGGAGGGACAACACCGACACCCCGACGACCACGTACTGAGAAAGATGACTGAGCTACAGGCATGGCTGTATAATCATTATCAAACTCTTCTTTTAGTCTGTGCCGACAAACAGGGCATAAATCACCTTCTATTTTGATTCCATAAATCTTTTCAAACTCTGGCCTCAAAGATCTTGGGATAAGATGTAGCGGTTCTTCGTGAATTGGGCACCCTTCAATGTGATACATTGGTTCACACTCTTCTAGTGCTGATTTGATATGCTCCATGAGAGCAGACTTACCTGCACCAACTGGACCTAGTAATAGCAGCACCTGGCGGCTTTCTTCGCCCTTGAGAGATGCAGAGCGCAAGAATCTCATGATTTTTGCTAGTGATCTTTCCATTCCAAAGAATTTGCTTTGGAAGTAATCATATGTTCTTACTTCCTCTCCGCCAAACAATTTATTGCAGCGGGTATCTGATTTAGACATTCTTGTAATACCTTGACCAGCAAGGACTTCATACAAGCGTCTGTGTGCTAATGAGGTGATAGACGGATCTTTCTCAATCTCTTGGAGATATTCTTGTAAATTACCGCTAAACTTTTCAACTGTTTTCTTTTCTCTGTGTTTTTCAACCAGTTTTAAGAATTTGCTTGATTTATTTTCTTTTGGCATGTGATTCAAAACTCCCAGGTGTCTTCTTCAATAACTGTGGTGAACTTAATAGTGCCTGCCCACAGTTCATTGATATAACCAAACACTTTATTCGCTTCTGACAATTCTAGGTCCCTTCCGTCGTGCTCATGTTCCAATATTAGTGTACCATCTTTTAATAATTCTTTTACAACAATCACGGGCACTGAATTTAGTCCTACATTCTTAATTAGATCGTCACGAATAGTTCTCCAACTATCTTCTCCTGATACGTCTCGGATCCTAGTGACTCCTTCGCGATTATCAAAAGAATATGTAAACAAATTCAGATCCTTGCACAACTCTAGGTCAAAATAAGTTTTTATAAAAGTTTCGTCATTATGTGTTTCTCTGGCACGCAAACATTCTTCAAAACCGTGAACTTCTTCAATGCGTTTGAAGATCTTGTACCCAAGGTGATAAGGGTTTACACGACCCAAGTGAGGTCTTATGACTTGGTTATGCAGGCGTATAAAGGCTAGATAATAATCATCTGGGATCCCAAGTTTTTGAACTATCTTTTCGTGCATCAAAACGGCCCAACCCTCGTTCATGACTTTTGTCAAAGCTTGAGGAACAAAATAGCTAGACTCATCAGCCACAATATTAATAAGATCTTTTTCCCAGGGTTCTAGAAAACGATTATGATCAGCTATAAACCTAAGAAGGTTCTGGTCTGGCTCTAGAGGTATTTTATTTATATTGAAATCTTCCCACTTACCAGTGGTATCATTTAGCATAAGATTTTTATAATATTCTTTTAGCTTTTTATGATCTCGGCGTGCTACGCCTGGTGTTCTTGGTACTTGAAATCTTATAGCGTGGCACGCATCAAGTATCCTCTCAACCTTATCTATACCTATACTGGGGTCTTCCATATACTTCTTGACGCGTTTACCCGCAGCTTTGAAGCGATCAATTGCCGTTTCGGCTCTGGTCTCGGTAAACATACGGTTGTTCTTGAAAAAGTCACTATGACCGACGCAATGTGCCATTGTAAGTATGTGGGTAGACATTGGGTTTTCTGTCATAAGATATGCAATACTGGGGTTTGAATTTATAATCATTTCATATGGTAGTCCGGACATGCCGAGATTATACTCTGTTTGGATACGGTCAAAAGACTTTCCATAAGACCAGTGACGATAATGAGTTGGAAGCCCGGAATAGGCCATGTGTCCAATCATTTCTTTATAATCACATATTTCATAAGAAATTGGGTACCAATCCAACGTAAACTCTTCACCAAGTTTGCAGATCTTATCATCCCAATCTTGAAGTTCTTCCATAGACCAATCAGCCATTAGTTCTTTGCTCCAAATAAACGTTTAAAGGATTTCCAGATATCTTTGTGGTTTGCAAGCCTTATTCTTTTTAGAGACTTATCTTCCACCATTGAAACCCAGTCCCATAACTTCTTCTGAGTCTCTAATCCATAGAACATACCGCCGGCATCATCATATGCCCTGAAGTCTCCAATTTCGGTATAACACATCATCTGGTTCACTTCTTTTAGTTCTCTGAGAGCCTCAATAGCTTCTTTGTTGTCAATAGCCCAGTTATCGCCATCACCGCAATAAAACGTATAAATATTCCAATTATTCGGATGGTATCTTTTATTAATGATTTCCTGCACTTTTCTTAGTCCAGTGGATACAAGAGTACCACCAGCAGGCACTTGAGTAAAGAATTGCTCTTCATTTACTTCTTTTGCCTCGGCTGTATGGGAAACAAAAACAACATCAACTTCAGAATAACGATGATTCAAAAACTGATACAACAAAAAGAAAAAGCTTCTAGCCAGGAATTTTTTAGATTTTGTCATAGACCCCGAAACATCCATAACAAAGAATATTACAGCCGTCGTGTTCTCTTTCTGTACTGGTGCGATATGTTTATAACGTAGATCACTTTCGTGAAAGGTGAATCGCTCACCGCTCTCTGGGTCATAGCTGCCGGACTTGATGGCTGCTTTTTTTCTTCTGATCTTTTGTTTTATTGTTTCTTTCTTAGATAAGCGAGGGCGAATACCATAAGGTCGCTTTCCTTTACGCTTCATCTTTTCTTCGGTGATGAATTTAAATCTTTTCTTTTCTAGGTCCGGAAGATTTAGATCAGCAAACAGATACTCTGCCAGTTCTTCTAGAGACATTTCTATTTCGTAAGATTCTTCGCCTGGCTTATTGCCGGCTCTTTCTCCTGGCTGTTGTCCTCTTTGTTGTTTGCGTCCTATTTGTTGTCCTTCTTTAACATCAACGCCTTCAGCGGAGCCCACACGTTTGTTTTTTTGATTATTTCCGTAAACAAAGCGGTGCTCTTTGATCCCCTTCACAGGGATCCTTACTTTCTTTTTACCGCTCTGTCCAATTATACTTTCTTCAGCAACAACATCTCGGATACTATCCTTGATAGCTCTTTCAATCTTTTTACGGTGACGAGTACGGTCGCCCGCCGCACGATCAGCAATTGTTTTATGTTCTTTGAAAGTACTCATGTATTATAGACCCCGTAGTAAATAGTTTATTCAGGGACTAAACAAAAAGACTATTATTTATTATTCTTCTTCGGGCGCAGGCTCTTGGCTTAGTTTGTCACGCCATGATCTCTGATCCTTAAGAACTCTAGCATCATAAGATTCCATAGAGAATATTTTTGGATCCACGGGCTCTGTTGCTGTGGTTTCGCCCGTTTTAGAAGCTTTCTTACTTTGAACAGATTTCATAGAAGCCAAGACATCAATCATATTACCGCCTGTTGTATTACGACGGCCCATATCCTCAACCTTTTCAACAATACCAAAATAGTAATCTCTTGAGTCTGTTCTAAAATTGATAACACTGAATATGACAGCATCCCCTTGTCCCGCCTCACGGCGACCGACTTCTACGCCACCAAACAACTCTATGTTGCCCTCAAAACGCTCTCTTTTGTCTCTCTTGGATAATTCTTCAGGTGTTTCATCTCTTTCTAGAAGAGCTTTGACCTCTTGGATAACTAGTTTTCTGAGTTCTGTCTTTGTAAGTTTCATTTTATCTTAGCCTTGATGTTAAATGTAAATTTGTAAATTTGTGATTTTTATTTGTCACCCATGGGTCCAAACCCCAGGTCTTGGGATTTCACTTCAGGAAGTTTCGTCTCAAATTTAGGTGGCTTGGTTGACCCTGTTTCTTTATCTGCTTTATATGAAACATACCTCTGTAATCTTCTAGCATTGTGCTTTGCTAGGTTGAGCATCTTTATCTGTTCTTCAATCTTAGTTAGTTGATCAGTAAGTTTTATAAACAAATCACTGGCAGCAAGCCGACCTTGTGATAGAACATCAATCCATTCTTGCTGAACTTTTTTGAGTTCAGGGGTATTGCCATTAAATAGGAATTCACCTTCAGCGATATCTTCTCGCACGTCTTCAAAATAATCTTGGACTTTTCTAAGATATGCAAAAGCAGGGGTTCTCTCCCTTTCTCTTCGTTCGTTGACTATCTCTTCTTTGATGAGTTCCCTAATCGTGTTTTTTGTAAGTTTCATTAGTAATAAGTCTCCCCTTCAGGGTGGTTTTCTTTATAAACCTTCATTAAATAGTCAGCGAAGCTGTAAATATCTTTTTTGCCAATACTCCTCATCAATGAAGCTAAACTTTCCAAAGCATCTCGGGATGCAGGCTTAGAACTGCTGTTATGTAAAGCATTCTTTATATCTTCTACTGCGGCTGTGGGTTGTTTCGCAAGTTGATGAAAGAATTGTTTAGCTTTTCTTCTTCTATTTCTTTCGTTTGTGTAACCATCTTCGCTGTCACCAGTGATCAATTCCTCTGGCATCTTTTCTTCGCCTTTGAGGATTGCCTCTGCTGCTAGTGTGAACATTCGTAAATCATCCGTACCATAACCGGGACTATCAGTTATTTCTCTGAAGCTTTCACCCTTTGGTATTTTCTCAAGCTCTGTTTCTGACTCGCTCAGAGCCTGCTCAAATTGTTTCCAACTTGTTAGTGCCTTATCTTGGGAGACGCCAAGTGTCATCCAAGTTTTGGGATTGATGTGAATATAAAAAGGTATACCCTTATCTTCTAGCATCTCAGCCACTTTTCTGCCGTAGTGATAATCAGCAAACCTAAGCTGAGACTTTTTGACAAGTTCAAACTTACCAGTTTTCCAATCTGTAGTACGGGTATCATAAAGTGGTAAAGCGATGTGAACAGCAGTTATATATTTGTCAGCGTCGTCAATAAATGGTTTGTCAGTTATGATGCGATCCTCTGCTTCAAACACATCATCGTCAGTTGGAGAATAGAAAGTCTTTCCCATTTTAGCTGACTTTTTAGAGGAGCCAAAATCACTTGTAGCGAAATAATCTACTGGTACACCCTTGAAGCGTTGTCCTAGTTTTCTGCCGTCAAGCTGTAGAACAGCACCATAAGGATGGCGACTACTGAAAGCTCCATAGGAAATAGATGGTGTCCTTGTCGTAGACATATAATACATCTTACCCTTGGTGTGTTCTGATTCGCTATCAGGCTTGGTAAAAGCTCCGGACGTAAGAAAACGATTATCTTTGAGAGCAGCAGCTAATCTATAAAGTTGAGTATGGTGCCACAAAACATCAGACAAGCCTTCTTTAATAACGAACTTACGCCATGAATCAAAATGATTTTTCACAATTAGCCCTCTACAGACATCATTTTATCGTATGAGTTTGTTTTTGTATCAGATAAAATGCCAAGGTATCCATTTCTTCTCAACACCTTGAAAGCTAAATTCTCTACGGAATATTCACCTACAGTCTCTAGCCCTGTTTGACGAAATCTTTTAATTTTTGCCTTTACTTTGTTAGCTTGGTCAATTGCCTCTTGATACTTTTCTTCATTGTAAAGTTCAACAACTTCGTCAATCTGATTTTCAATCGCAGCCGCTTTAAGCTGAATATCACGATTATCAATCTGTGGATTCTCACGATCAGGTTTTACAATCCACTCATCATCCAAGATAGAATAAAGTCCTGAAGCTACGTGAGGTTCTCGGGAATCTTGCCCATAGATCTCAACCTCATAGCCAAGCATTGTAATATCGTGAGCATTGTTCCAAACGTTTTTGGCAGCCATAAAATAATCACGAACCAAATCTTCATCTTCATTTATTTCGGAAAAATCAAAAAGCACATGAAGATCCACATCTGAAAAGCGTGAGTAATTGTAGTTTGCAAGTGACCCTGTAAATGTAATATCTTTCAAGGTAGCATCGCCAGTGTTACTGCTCTTGATAAAGTCCAAAGCAATATCTAAAAGCTTTTTCCGAATTTCAGGATCAAGCTTATCTCCTGGTTGATTCCAAAAGTCTTTGTTTAGTTCTGAATGTGGTTCAAAAGAAAAAGGAATCTTGATCTCAATGTCAAGGTCCTCTGATAAATATTTTCTCCAATTTCTGGATATTGTGTGCATTGATATATCGGTCATGGTGATCCTGCTGGTCCTGATTTTCCTAGTGTTGGTTTTTCTGTATAAGGTTTGGTATTTTTTACTGGTCCCATCGCCAACTTCTTGTACATCTTCTTGAATGACTTGAGATATGTGCTTTGTGGTCGCTTCTTAAGATAAGAGTAAGGATCAGATTTTAATTCGGCTAGAGTTTCTCTGATGACATTTCGTAAGTGTGATTTGGTTACTTTCATTGATCTTTTACTTCTTTTTTACATCTTTCATATTTTTTTTCAGTAGCCTCTGACCACTCACTTCTTTTGGTTGTGCCGGCTTTCTCTCCTACGGATTTTGTACAGATAGCATACTCATTTTTTTCTTCTGTGATGCCTTCTTTTACCATGCCGAGCGTAGTGCGAAGGTCATTAAGTTCACAAGGGCTCATTTTCATGTGAGCGCCATACGCTTCCAGTGCTGATTCATCTTTCCATGACTCGGCACCATGGTCCTTGATAGCCCAATGTTTATAATCATAAGCCATGTCGGCACCGTGTAGCTTGATATTTATTGCTTCACGAATTACTGTTTTCAGTTGAGACTTCGTTAGTTTCATCTTTTAGTTCCCTTATACGCTTCATAACAGCAGCAGTAAGCTTTTCAGATCGCGCATGTTCTTTCAATCCTGAGCGTATTTGTTTCCAGATTGCGTTTTTAGTGATCATTGAGTATGCTCCCGCGTATTATAACTAGTTTTCTTTTTATTCTTCGCCTTCAAAAAGGGCTCGGATCGGGTAGATGGAAATAATCCGATTAGATTTCTTGTAATAACCGATGCTCTCAATAATATACTGCCTCTCATTTAGGCGGGGATAAAAATGAACCTTTACTTCATAAGAGGTTTTGTCCGACAGTCTAGTCTCCGGCAAGATTTGCAAAGTTTGCAGACCGCCAGCCTGCTCTCTAAGTGTGTTGTAATTCAATCCAAGAGCAGTAAAGTGGTTCAACCCACTCGTCGCGGAAATTTTTGCTTGGTTTGTCCGCCTTTTGTTGCCAGCAATCATCATTTCCAAGTTGATGGTAGAAAATAATAACATTGCACTCATGCCAATGAAGGCAGACATCATCAAGACTAGGATAAGCGTCATGCCTTTACGGTTCAACATTGACCATTCTATCTCTTGTTGGAGCAGGAGCAACTTGATTTAGCAGTTGGTAGCCTTGATTTAGCAAAAGATTATCCTCAACCCATTGTGTAGTACGGGCTTTACAGAGGTTTTTAGGTACTCTGCGGGCTTCACACTCGCGTTCTTTGGGTTTGACAACCTCACAAAAACACCTCACTCGGTTTTGTAGTTCCAACTCCGGTGATAAAGTCACTCCACGAGGCAAAACTTCATTTGTTCCCGGCACCCATTTAGGGCAATCAATTTGTTGCAGTTGATAAGCTTGATTGAATAAATTTGCAAATACAAGCAAAAACAAAGACTTATAGATCATTGGCTTTTCCTTTCATAAAATTGTTTAGAATAGTAACAAAGTTTAGTTTGCCATCATCACGAGAAAAATAAACAACAGGAGTCGCGAGCATGGGCAAGTGAACCACCAAGTCCATTCCCGTGTACTTCATGATGTACTCTACTTCATTTTCCGTCAGAGACGTCATTATATTCTTCTTTGCTAATTTCTTCGGGGAATCCAAAGAATGCAGCGG